TGACGCGACGATCGAAGCAGCAGCCGACGAACTCGGCCTCACGGGTACGGCGCGCGTCGCATTCGCCGAAGACGTACGCCGTAACGGTATCGAGATCATTGACAAGTGGATCAGGCCGAAGTCGATCGACGACTACATTGCGCGCATTCGCAAAGAGGTGTAGCGATGAAGGACATGAAAGACCTTCCCTGTATTCAGCAAGGCTACGACAGGCCACCGCTTGCCATCGTACGTCCGCGTGATCTTGACCTTCCGCCTGAACTCTTGAAACTGGTCGAAAAGGACGTGCGTAAATTCGAGAAGCTCATGCAGGACGAACTACCCGTAGAACAATGATCTCCGTCGCACCGAAAGCATCCACAGCATCCATCGAACGTTTCTTTTTCAAGAGCGTTGTGCCTCTCGTTGGTGATGCTGCCGCCATGCGACCGCTGCTCATCGAGATCGCAGAGATCGCCAAGCGGTCGGTGTCGATGAACTTTCAGGCGGGTGGACGCTATGACAAGAAAGGCGACGTGTTCACTGGTGGTCAGCGCAAATGGATCAAGTCGATGCGCGCTCGCATCCAAGGCGGCATCACGCTGTCGGACACGGGACGGCTCGCATCCAGCATCCGTTACGAGGTCACTGGTGATCGAGTGTTGATCGGTGTGAACTGGAACGCACCGAGCGGCAAGAGCATCGCCGCTGCGTTGAACTATGGCGCGATCATTCGGCCTGTCAATAAACCGCGTCTTGTGTTCCGTCTCGCCAACGGCAAACGCGTATCGACGACACAAGTGATACTACCTGCACGTCCGTTTCTTGTTCTGCAAGCACAGGACGTGCAGGATATTACCCGTACCATCGTGCGGTTCTACATCAAGTCGCTGCGCTCAATCGCCAACAACTAGACCAGCCTCTTCGATACGTCGCAGGAGTTCTTCGGTGATCTCGGCTGCGACCGCCTCAAAGGTCATCTCTGCGCAGTCGACAACACCAGCGAACAGGCCGAGGTACTCGCCTTCCATGATCGTGACCATAACATCGTCGCCTCGCCAGTCACGCACGAAACGTGCATCACGGATCGCGTATTGCCCGTTTCTTATGGCGTTCAGTACACCTCGGAAAATTTCTTCTCTCGTCATCTCGAAAACTCCTTTTGCAGTGACAAACGGTAGATGAACAACTCCGCGATCTCACGCGGTTCCTTGCAGTCCTCGAATTCGGCTTGCGTGACGGAGACCGTCGTGCCTTTCCACTCCCCTGAACACACGTCAAGGAAGTGGATCGAGTGCGAACGGTCAACACGCATGAAGATCGTATGCGTTTTGTCGACGGCGTAGTAATGGTAGTACGGCTCATTCGTATGGAACATCCGAGTGAGCGCGTACTTCCATGTTTTACGTGACGGCATCTTACACACTCGCCATTTTGCGCAGCGCGCTCTTCGGTGTCTTGATCGTACCGCGTTCGGGTGCTTCGAGGCCGATCGGCTGATGCAGAGCCGTGATGCGACCGCTCACCAACTCAATGAGAAACGGTACAAGGAACCGCTTCCGCATCGGTATGCGTACGACGTAGTGCTGTACGTCCTTCGCATCGACAAGCACAAGCGTCGAACGGTGATCCATCATGGCCTTGTGCGTGGTGAAGAACTTGGTTTCGAGCGTCTTGTCCCTGTTCACTCGGTAGTACGTTTGATACACGATCATTGCTTATGCCTCCTCTGATGGATGAAAATATCTGTCTCTTGCTGTCTGCATTGCAGGTAGGTCGCGGGAAGCGCGCGAACTGATGCGCTCTTCGCGACCTTCCGTGATCCACTTGTCGATCGTGTTGTAGGCAACACCGAACGCAACCGTGATGCGCTTGATCTCGACTCCGCTCAAGTGTCCTTTTTCGTCGAGCGACGAGAGGAACCGCTTCAGCGAATTGTTCAGGTAGTACGGGCTAGGGATGTAGACGCGCACTCCTGAACAGTTCCGCAGGAGAGACCGTACAACATCCATGCCACACGCATCGGCGATCAGGCGCATATCGTCCGCCAAATCGTCGTATGTGATCGTGCTGATGTATGCGTCGATGAGTGATTGCTTGTCCTTCATAGTTTCACCTTCGCGTAACGTGTGATTGGAAACTCCCTGTCTGCATCTTCCACGCTACGCAACACGACGTAGCGCATACCGAACCGCTCGGCAAGTGCCTGAAACTTTCGCTGCGACTCGCTCAACCTTCCGATCTGCGTTTTGATCTCAGTGAGCGTAATGATGCTGTCCGCCATCACGATCAGGTCGCTGAATCCGCTGTGCGAATTCGTGTTGGTGATCGTGTACGAGGCGATCGGTGCTTTCCCTCCCGCCTTCCAGCCCTTACGCCAAGGATTTTCGTCGTCGAATCCGCCGCCGTGCTTCTCGTCCTCGGCGAAATGGACGTGCGAATTGATCCGCGTGACGAGATACCCTCGGTCGACGAGCCTGTCGGCGATCTTCTTCTGCAACGTGGTCTCGCTGTTCGCTTTTCGCGCCTTGGCCTTGGCCTTCACGGTCTCGGTTCGCGCAGCGATCACACGCTCCATTGCCAGCCGTTTTTCGGCAACGACCGAAGGTGCTTCCCCGTCCAGCAGAGCGGTGAAGTAGGCTAGCTCTTCAGGCGTTTGATCGTACTTCCTCTTCATGGATGCGTTCAAATGGTTCAACAGATTTGTTTGGAATGGTCAAATTTCGCGTTTGTATACGGGTAGGTTCGATTTTTATGGCCTTAGCCATATCGCAGTATGGCTACGGTGGTTCTGATCGCTCTACGGCGAATTTTGGGAACACTCGGTGGTGTCCGTCCTCGGTCTGCCAGACTTCCCAATCGTCGACGTTGCCTTCGTGGATGAAATACAGCGTCGTGCCTCGGTCGGCGATCCGCCTCGCATACGCCGCGAGGTTCAGCGTCTCGCGCCGCGTCAGCAAGGTGAGAGGACGGGTGTGGAACTCGGCCTCCAACGTTGTTGGTAGTTGTGTTGTGAGATTGTTATACATCTTAAGTCACCTGCTGCCAATGGTTTAGGTCAAAACTGTATAACAATGTGGGGAGATTGTTATACAAACTACCAACAGACCTAAGTCCTTATAAATCAAGCGGCTGTCACGATGTGTTCTGTGTACTGATATACTTTACTAACAATAGTATATTATACATATACAGTATAGTAAAGGGAGATTTAGACCTTTTTACAGGCACATCTCACAACACACAACAAACCACATTAACCGCTTGATTTCAAAGAACTAAAGGCCGTTTTGCGATCTCCGAACAACTACCAACACCATCTCCATACAGACGGTAGTTCTACGTCAGTACGTCTCGCTTCACAGCATACCCTTCGATGATCTTCTTGCCGTACCGCTTTCCGTACTTCTCTGCCTTGTGCTTCGCGAGTGCCATTCCCATCGCCCGTTTTGCTGTCTGCGTGATCGGCAGAATCGACTCTCCGCTCTGCTCTCTGATCCGATTGATCTCGGACAGGATTTCAAGAGCGGTCATGTGCCGTGCGCCCTCCTCGTCCTTCGATGCGGGAGAGAAGTACCGAATGAACAGATCGTCCTCGATCTTCGTCGACTGGTACATCTTGTTGGAATCCTCGATCATATTCTGCTCCTCACGATCGAACCAGTGGCGTTCGCCTTTGTTGTAGAGGTACAACGCTTGCGCCCACAGTTGACGCTTGTCCATTGCCTCGATCACCGAGCGGTCAATGTCTGCGTCCGCACGGATGACAGGAAAGCGGCGTGAGCCAGTTTCGTCGGTCAGGAATTCGCTCTTGTTACCCGTGCCGCAGAAGGACGCGGTACGCTTGCGCGCTTCCGCCAGCCGTGCGTACGGTCTGCGATGTTTGATGAATGATTGTGTGACGAGCCGTTTGATCGTCTCGACTTCCTTGTGATTCGTCGAAGAGAGTTCGTCGTCGATAATCAGGAAGTTATCGGCGAGGCGGAACGCTGAATCCTTGTCCGATCCCATGTCACCCGAATACACATAGTCTTCGAGTTCAGGCGGTATAATCTTCTCGAAGAACATCGTTTTGCCGACACCTTGATCCCCTTGCAGGATCGGGCAGATGTGGTTTGGCTTGTTCCACACGGAACACGCCACAGCACCAATAAGCCAACGTTTGAACACGAGGTTGGCGAGGCGAATCCGTTCTTCTCCATCGTGTCCGACGATCGGAATGGCATCGACGAGTTGTTCGATGCGATCATCCCCGTCCCATTCAGGTAAGCTCTCGAAGTAGGAGACGAACGGATTGAACGTCGGCACGAAGTCGGAGTCCAGTATCTCCCACAGTTGGTCGATCTTGACGGTGAGTCCTTCCTGCCGAATGCGACGAAGCAGCGACTTGACGAACCGATCGTCGGCGTTCTGCCAGCCAGCGTAGGTCTCTTCGTAGTCGAGATACTGCACGAAGCCGCTGATGACGTTGTACCGCCACCCGTAGAGCGCGCTGGCCAGTTGCTCTAGCTGCGTCATGACGACGTGCTTTTCTTTGGCGGTGAATCCTGCGTAGAATTCAGGCGACGGCATCCATCCGTATTGCTTGGCGATGAACACGAGTGTACCGAAGTGGATCGTTTCGAGCTTGTGGCGAACCTTGTAGGCCACTTCTCCCTCGTATCCTGCCGACCACTCTTCGACAAGTTGCACCGTTGTTTCTTCATCGAAACGATCGGCGATCGCCGAGATGATCTTCACCCACTCCATGTAGGAGACCTTCTTCGGAATGCGCTCCAACATGGCGCGCACCACATCAGGATCAGGTGTACCGATCACACCGATCGCCGTTTTCCGCTCTTCACTGCGGACAGCTTCACGGCGCGCCATGATGCGCTCCAAGGTATCCAAGGACAGCACATTGCCCCGTGCTTCGACGATCGCCGTTGTCGATCCGTAGAAGATCGACACAGCCGACGATGGTACAGGATCGGCATCGAAACGTTCGATGAACGCTTGCACGAACCTGCGATACACGACGTGATCGCGAATCGGTTCAGGTAAGCAGAAGACAAGGCGGAAACGATGCCAGTCTTCTTTGTGTGAAGGTGAAGTGTAGAGACACCAAAGGTTATTCATCACGAATTCATCACGCATCACATCTGCAATGCTGACGTATCCTTCGTTCTCGGTGCGACGGCGTTTGACCCGCCGTTGGAGTTTCTGTTCGACGTTCGATTCGGATTCGATGTTCTTGACCGAGACAACTTCCTCGATCGAGTTGTCAATGTCGACGGCGATAAGTTGCGCTGAAACGAATGATTCCGTGTTGCGGTGCGCGTAGGTCTCGCCGCGTTTCTTGAGATAGGCGGGAGTGAACGCATATCCTTCCGAGATGTGCGCCACAAAGTCGTCAATGGTGATGCTCGACGGAATCATCGTCGAGTTCATGGTCGCGAAGTCTTCGCTGCTCGCCTTGTTCTTGATCGCCGTGTTCAGTGATAGTGCGATGTTCATTGTGCGTAGGAAGGTGAGAGCATGAATGAAATTCAGTTAAAAAACAGGCCACAACACCCCGTCCTCCGAAGGACTCCTAGAACATTGTGGCCTGCATGGACAGATCAACACACACCGAAGCGTGTGTTATCTAATGTCAGTCGTCGCCGAACGGCAGATCGTCAGGATTGTTCATCGGCGTAGGGCGATCCATCGTCGACGGCGGCACGGCTACGTCCTTCGCATCTTCGGAGAAGTTGCTGCCACTGGCAGCGAGCGACGTGTTCAAACGAACAACCGACGCAGCTTCAGCGATGCGAGGCAACACGATCAAATTGATCTGCTCCTTCAGGAATGCCACTTGCTCACCGTAGTCGTTGACGGTCTCGCCTTTGAACGTGACAGGATTCGGCGCAGGCAGGAACACGTCTCCCGCTTGCGGCACGCCACCGTGACGCTCGACGTACTCCTTCTCCGTCATGTGAACTTTCTTCACTTTCGACGTGAGATCGTTCGGCTTCAGGTAGACGGAGATACCAGTCATCGGGAACGCGAACTTCTCATCCTTGATCTCGTACGGAAACACGCGCAGCACCTTCGAGAAGTCCTTTACACCGAGCAGCACGTTCATCATGGATCGTGCGTAGCCTGAATCGGACTTCATCGACAACTGATACTTCTCGCCTGAAGCGTCAACGACAGAGACTTCCATCGTCTCGACCTTCTTGTTCTCGATCTCCGACTCCCGCCACTTGATGCCAGTGATGTAGCCGTCGATCGAACCGAACATCCGTTCGTGGACAACGCGACCATTCTTGTTGGTGCGTTCCTTCGATCCTTCAAACGGCTCATTGGCGCGCTTGACGATCTTACCTGCTGCGAGCGAGAGGAACTGCACGTTTCCACCCGCCATCGTTTCATTCAAACCCATGACAAAACCTCGGTAAACAGTTAGGAAAACAAATAGGTAAACATGGAATGCACAGCACGGAGGCTGTACGGATCAGCGCGAAGCGCACACGGCGCACCACACCGACTAACGCGCAGTATTCACATCCAACGCACGAGCGGCTTCACGCTGTGCGATCAGGTTGAGAGCATACTGCTTGATAGGGATTCTTCGTGGCAGCGGGGGAGCCTCGCCCATCTGCGCCAAACCGCCAAACACCGTGTGATCGGCTGGTTCTTCATCGACGGTCATGTGGAACACGTCGAGCAACAAACGCGCTACGTCCATTGCCTTCGAGTCCGTCTGATTCTTCAGCGTGTACGTCGGCTTGTCGCGCCAGTCGGACGGCGACAGGTTGAACACATGAGAAACAGGCATATCAGGGAATGTCTCGTTCCACAATGCGCGATAGATGTGCAACTGCGCTTCGTGCGAGAAGGAGAACTGACCTGCCTGCGACGATTTCAGATCCCACAACGCACGAACGCGCTTGCGATCGAAGTCCATCTCGCACACCAAGTCCATTGCTCCTGCCGTCCGAAGTTTGTCACTACACAGAGCCATCTCGACAGCGATCACCGTGACCTTGCGGTCGAACATGACTTGCGCCATTGCGGTCATGTCCTTGACAAGACGGGTAGGCCATTCCTTCATCACACGCGCACGATCAACGCCTGATCGAACGTGCGACGCGGCGTACGATTCCGTGAGCGCGGTTTCGACGACCAGTTGTGCGTACGGGACGGTCAACACGTACGATCCGTCCACCAAGAACTTTGCAAGCTCGACGTGCAGCATCGTGCCGTACGTCGCAGCTTCGTCACGCATTTGGTATGCTCCCTGCAAACCGTGCGTGGCGATCCACTTGGTGAGATATGGCGGAGTCGGCATCGTCGCACCAAGCACGGACGTAACGGACGGATAGAAGATCACGTCGTCACCCGCCTCCGTCACTCGGAAGTAGTACCGCCGACCGAGGCCGTCGATACGATACAGCGCATACGGCTTGCTCACACCAACGGCGAGAACAGGATCAATGCGCTCGATGGATACGTCACATTCGGTCATGACGGTTCCTCCACAGAATCTTCAAGAATAAGTTCCCCGATTTCCGAGAGACCGCCCGTCAAATCCACATTGTGTTCGCTGCTTCGATTAAATTCGAGGTGTCCGATCTTCACGCCACCACAGACGATTTTATCGGTTTCAACGAAAACGATCTTTCCTAGCACGAAAGCGGAGTTCACGTCCTCGACGGTCAACTCCGATTCAAACGGGAGACCTAACGCCTCTTTGATCGTGTCGTAGTGAGCCTCGTAGATAACGATCTCGGCTGCATACTCTGTGGTGAGCGTCAACGTCGCTCCGACACTTAGCTTTGGCATCACTGCACCTGATCGGGACGAACCGCACCCATGTCCACCGCATACGACGGCTTCTCTTCAGGCTCGGCAGGCTCATCGAGCGGCAGTGCTGTTTGACGGCGATCGACCGTTGTCGATGGCGCACCGAGCAGAAGGGTCATGCGCTTGTGGTGTGGCGTGACGGCTCCTTGAGCGACGGCCTTGATGACCTCGATCGTTTCCTTCGCGCCACGAACGTTGACTTCGTAGACACCAATCTCAGTCGCACCCGCGCCGAGATCGACAAACCGCTGTGCGGCTTTCTGAATGTCCTTGGACGTGACTTCGATCACGTTCTCATACATTCCGTCCTTTGTGCAAATGGCATGATAGAATTTCATGCGTGTTCCTTAGAGAGTGAGAGTGAAAACAACTAGAGAGAGTGCGAGTAAAACGAGCGCGATCGTGCCGTATGCCACAAGGCGCATTGCGCCGTATAGCGATTCAGGTGCGCCGAGCGCACCGTCACGGGCGAATTCCCGCGCCGCCGACCGCAGAGCTTCGCGCTCCGCATCACGGTCGGCAAGGATCAATCGGACGCATCGTGCTTCTTGGTCGGTCATTGTGTGCCTCCTGCGGAAGTTCCTGTGGAACAGTGCGTAAACACATCTTCTAACGTTCGTACACGGCGAACCGAACTACGGCTGCCGCTCCCTCGTTTAGCTTGAAATGTGTTTTTACGTTTGGAAATACCGTTTTGAGTGTATTTTGCATACGTTGTTCTTTGCATTAGCGAACGATCCGAGTGATCGTTCGCCATAAACCGCTCAACGTCGGACTCTCGGATGTACTGGTACACCCGTCCGTCCGACGCTTTCGTAGACACGACGGAGCCGAGCGCGCCGTCACGGAGCCAGCGACGTACTTGGTACGCACTGACTCCGAGGGCACGAGCCGCTTCCGCTGGTCTCATCAGCTTCATCGTTTCGCCTTGCGTTGGCGAGCCTTGATCTCTTGAGCGAACACTTTCCGCAGGACTCGGTAAACAACTTCCTGACGCGACGTTCCGCGTGACAAGGCATAGTGTTCGATGGTCTCGATCAACTCATCGTCACCCTTCACGTTGAACACGCGGAAAATCTTCCGCTCTTCCTTCGGAACAACTTCGTCGAGATCAATGTCAAGATTCAGCGACATAACGCTCTCGTTTAGAATTGTAAACAGCTTTTGTATGACAAATGTACGCAAATCTGTTTAGAATCCTAATCCATTCTTTAACGTGTCAAACAAATTTTTTCCACATGGATCATCGCACTCATGACAACTGTTAAACACTCGCCCGTCGACGTAGCGAGATCGTTGTTCAACCAGCGGATTCGCTTCTATGGCCTGAACGTATTCGGCACGATGAAGCGGTATGCGGATGCACTGCAAGTGTCGTCGCAGTCGTTGAATAACTACGTACGCGACGCGTCCCCGATCAAGCCAGGACTTGAGTTCATCTCGAAGCTCTACGACATTGGCATGAACATCCATTGGATGATAACAGGCGAGGGAGAGATGTTCGCCGACACCGAAGTCGGTCAGAAGATGAAGGCCGTGTACGATTCGCGCGTCCGTGCATTCGGTCACTTGCCGAACGCAGCCGAGGCCGAAACGATGGCGATCAAATCGCAGATCGAGATTCTGCAACAGGAGCTTGAGAAACGGGAGCGTGGTGTATAACAAAATGGCGCGTGAATTGTTATACACCTTCCGCGCACGTACACACAAACACCGTGCGCGTAGTGTTCAACCTTCACCGTTCCAGTCGAGGAGTGCTATGTCGAAGTATCAATACGTCACGCCGATCGAGTTCCGAATCCGCATGAGCGATCAGGTGTGCGTGTGCGGCGGATTTTCACCCGACGCATCCAGCGAGACCGAATCCGCGAAGCAGATCAACGTCGTCGATATGCTCACGTCGAATCCGAATGCGTCGTACATGATGGTGGCCGAAGGTCACAGCATGGAACCGCTGATCCAGCAAGGCGACGTACTGGTGGTCGATCCTCACCTTTCACCCGCAGATCAGGATGTGGTGATCCTGTCGGTCGGCTCACACTTGATCGTCAAACGCCATGTGTTGATTGCGGACAGCGGCGGCGTACGCGTGACGTTCATGCCTGATAACCCTTCATACCGTCCGATCGACGTGTCGATGGTGCATTCGGTCGTCGGCGTGGTGTCGAGTATCGTGAGGCGGCTGAAATGATCCGCAGGATCGTGCGAAGAGAAGAGTTCGTGTGCGCTACACTTCGCTGCGCGCCATGAGCCGTCCAGTCCGTCCGTCCGCCGATCGCTGGCTGCACCCTGAATACCGAGTCGGCTACTGTCAGAACCGCAACGGCGTTGTGTATACGTGCGTCGGATCGGATCGGCGTTCGACTGGTCTTCGGTGGACGGAGAAGAACAAGCGTGAAGGACTGCGCTTGCTGAAGGCGCACATCGCCGACGTTCAGAATCATTCCTCCTCCCGCCCTCAAAGCTGGTACGCTGTGCTGGAAGACTACCTGATCGTCCACAAACCGAAGTACGTGCGTCACTTGCAGAGAGCGGTCACGGCGTACCTACCCGACGATGTGCCGTTCACGGTCGAACACTTACAACGCGCGCTCGTGCAGTCGCATGAGCGACTCGATCATTTCAAACCGTCGACGGTACAGGTGTACCGTAGCTATATGGCTGGTATCTTCGCCTACGCGATCAAGCGCGGATGGATCGAACGTTCTCCGCTGAACGTCCTACCGAACGTGAAGAACGTCCGTAAGGAAGTGTTCGTCTCGCTTGCGCCTGATGTGGTGGACGAGATACTCAAGCGTCTCCCTGACGATTGGAGACCATTCTTCACGATCGTCGCCGAGACAGGCGCACGAGCGCAAAAGGAGATCGCACCGCTCGTGTGGTCACAGATCACGGACACGCACATCCACATCGCAGGCAAAGGAGGCCGTGACCGCGAATTCCCTCTTCGTCCGTTTCCTCGGCTGCGGCAGGTGATTGAAGAGTTGCGCGAGCAGGCAAACCAGCGTAGGCAGGCGGACACGGACGCGGATGGCGGTGCAGGCGCGGATGCGCGCCTGTTTCCACACTACGAGTACGGCGTATCACAAACACGGTTCTACAAGGCTGTCCGTGAGGTGAAGAAGATTGGTCTCATCGCAGCGGACGATCGTATCGTGATCCACACGCTACGGTCGAGCGCGGAATGGAAGTGGGAGAATGTCTTGGGACTCGACGTGGCGACCATCTGCGATCTCGCAGGACACACCATTGCCATCCGTGAGCAATACTATCGGAAGCGGAAAACATCGCGTGAACTTGAGCAGCGGATCATGAATGCAGCGACGGAGGGAGCGGCAGCGATAGCGCAGCAAGATGCTGCGACTGTGTAAAATGCGTGTAAAATGATCCGAGAAAAGCCGCAAAAACTGACAACAACCGAAAACAACCAATCACGCTGGAATCTAGATGCAGAGCCACTTTGACGGTCACAGCGCATCGCAGAGCGATCACGCAAAACGATGCCATAATTTTGCAGTATTATTTGGCAATTCCCCGTAACTCGTTACCGCGTTCGGCGTTACGGATTCGATGTATCACATTTGTGTAAAATGCGTGTAAATGGTTCCGAGGTGCGTATAACACGAAGCTGATTTGTTTGCACGCGTCAAGCGAACCGAACCGAGTTCAGTCGAAGTCAGGAAACACGACGATCCACACGTCCTTCGGCTTCGGAGACTTGATCTCAACGAGACAGATGTAGGTCACGCCGTCGCACTTGGTGGTATAGCACCGTTTCCCCGTACTTGCTTCCTCGAACGATTCGATCCATGTGTCGTAGGCGCGTTGTCGTAGCTCGAACTCAAGGTCTTCGGCCTTGGCGCGTGTGGCGCACGTAATGACCACGTTGATCGCCGTGAGTGCATCGTGTTCGATTTGGTAGCGGTAGTGAACATTCCCGCGTGTAATAACGAGGCCGTACTTGTCGGCCTTATACTTGATCTTGAGCGAGTCGAAGACGGCTCGCGTTTCGTCGAGCGTCGAGTTCCACTCGACGAGCCGATCAGCGCACGGCTCCATTGCCGCGTACGGAAATAGGTCGACCTGTGTCTGCACGGGGAGACTTTGCGATCGCCCTACGGTCACGAGCATCAAGAAGAGAACCACTATGATCTTCATCGTACCACCGAATGATAACGTTGGACAACTGCTCGCTCACACGCCGTCTCAAGGCTTCGTAGTCAGGGTACGACGCGACGCGCATCGCTGCGCCGTATCCTGCAAACTGTCCGCTCTCAAAAACGACCGTCAGGAGATCGCCGAGGTATTCGACGGTCAAACATACGCCTTCCGCTTCTACGATCGAATGGCGGCGTGTTTTCGCTAGGGTCAAGGCGGTGTAGATTGCCGACTGTATCCATATACTCATCGCTTGCTCCATGCGTTGACGATCTCGAAGAACTTCCTGCGGTTGTGCTGATTCATAGCATCAGTCACTCTCTCGGCAGCGTCGAACGCCCCGACAAGCTCGCGATAGTTGTTGTCTGTGTACGGCTGGCAGAAGACTTCGTACACGTCTTGCCTTCGGTCATAGTAGACGTAATACGAACCAGTTACGCCGTGTGCGTTCGCACCACGCGCCTCTAGGTCGATCTCCATGTCAGCGCATTCGATCGCGGCAATGATCTCGTCGGTGGTGGCGGGGCGAACACCGAATTGAATGGTCTGCACGGCTCCACTGTCGCCAACGATCGAGCGAGAAGCATCAACGTACAGCGTTAGATTAGTTGGCACGGTATCTGTCCTTCAGTTCGTTTGGTAATGCGTTGTAGGCGGCGATAATCTCCTCGGCTGTTGCTTCCCGCACGTCGCCGATCGCCGCAAGCTCTCCGTCATCGTCAATGATCTGCTCTCCGAGTTCGATCACGTAGAGTGTCGGTGTCATCTTCGTGTGTCCTCTATGTGCCTCTTGCATCCGAAATCAACGGCTGTATTCACCACGTTTTCACCAGCGTAGAATTTCAAGATCGCGCATGGTGCTTCCTTCGCCTGTTCGTCCTTCGTGAGCCAATGTTTACACGTTCCACAGGTCGGCATCGCTGCGATCAGTTGATCGTGCTTCGCTTCACGCGGGACGTACTCGCGCACGTAGTCGCTGTACTCGTAGGTGTAGAGTGTTGGTGTTGCGCTCATGATCTGCGCCTCCGTGTTTTGGTGGCTTCTTCGAGAGCGCGCAGGAACCTCACCACAGGCGAGACCGATTGCTTGTCGAAGTCGCCTTCCTTGAACGCTTGCTTCAGGATGTGCTTCGCATCGCTCACGTTGATCCCCGCGTCCGCTGCGTTCAATGCAGCTACGCGTCGATCCGCGTGATCCTCGTTGTCGCAGTAGATGGTCGTTCCGTCTTTGCAGACCGTCCAGCGACCAGTCGAGTATTGGTACTTTCTCCACATATCAGGTTCCCTTCGTGTCGATGTATTCAATTTCCCACGTCGGATGATACCGACGCGCATTTTTGTCTCCGTCCATTCGGATCACAACGTATTTGAGTCTCGACGATGCGATGATCGTACCGAAGCGAGCCTCCTCGCCGCCTGTGTAGCGAACGCGCGCGTTTTTGAACGCGGGTACACCGTAGCGCGAGCGAATGTATCTAAAGCTCACCTAGGCCACCTCCGCTTCCGTTGGCAGAGTATCCAAGTCGAGTACCTCGTAGATCGAGACAAGTCGTCTCCCGCCTCTGTCTGCATCTGTGGGCAATTCAGCCAGCACGTCGTAGACGCTGCCGTCTTCGTTGTATACGATCGTCACTTCGGCGTACTCGGACAACTTGATGTTCGGGAAGTCTTGCAGATCAACTGTGTACCTACTCATACGATCTCCGTGTGTACGGTTTCGATCAATTCGAGGAGACGGCGATAGAACTCCGCTGCGTCGTCCCCGGTTTTCCAGTAGTTGCCGAGTCGGTGGTACACATCATCCTCCGAGCTACCCGTCTCCGTTCGCACGAACACACCTTTCTCGACGTTGGCAGCATAGTACGGCTCGCCAACGATTGCGCGCCACCGAACATACACAGGCTGCACGAATTGCCATTCGGCGATCGGCTCGCGGTTCGTGCCATACCTCACGTCGCCGACCGTCAGGCAGTACATTCGCCCGTTGATGAATCGAACGTTGATGTAGGCCGTCTCGTCCACGCCATCCAACTGATCGAGCGAGAATCGGTTCCAACCTTCGGTCGGCTTCAGCATGAACGGTGTACGCGTCTTGTTGGCAGCGCGAGCCGCTTCGACGCGTTTCGCTTCGAGCGTCCCGTCTGTGTCTTCCAGTCTCATCAGATCACCTCCAGCGGTTCAATGCGTAACCATGCGATTGCAAAGTCGAGTGGCATCCTCAATACGACCGCCACCCGCTCCTGCACGATCCGACCGTCGTACAGCATCGTGTTTATCATACCAAATTTGTCTCCGTCTTCGATCGTTGGCGGTTGCTCGCTGCACAGCGTCCATACGGTTGCGCGGGAGAGCATAGACGCAGCGCGCTTCATCGCCGCTACCTCGTGCGTCCATCCAATGCTCGCACCATTCAGATTCGCCGCCGCTTCATTCAGCGCAGCGATCACTTCTTGTTTCGTTGCGCCTTCGGCTCCCTCGTTCTTGGTTTCCATCAGATCACCTCCAACTGTGCGATCGGCACGTAGCCGCGCGTTTTCTGCAACATCACCGATGCCTTGCCGCTCGGTGCGACGAACGCCGTACACGTCACCACGTCTTCAATGGCGTGCGACGTGTCAGGCTTCACGTAATGCCGTACCCGTGTGCCGACGCTCACCGCATCGTTCCACGTCCGTACGGCGATCTGTGCCGACGATTTCAGCCGTGCTTCTGCTTCGCTTCGTGTCATGGTCATCGCTCCGCATAGGATAGAACATTCTCGAATTCGCCGATCCGCACCTCAAGGTCTTCGATGCGGGTCAGGAGTTGCTTCGTCTCCTCTTCGATGTACGACGGCAGGTGCATTTCGATCAAATAGTTCTGCACCACAGCCAAGCTGTGAAGAGACTTCACCATCGTGTACGATCCATTCGTGATATTGAGCTTCGGAACGCCATCGCCCATGCTTGCGTTTGCGAGGAGCGGGAGCAACTGGTACACCTCTAGTGCAGCGAAGTGCTTGTTGAACGGTTCGTTCAGCACCTTCATCAGATTGATTTTCGCTCTTGCCTCGATCACCTCAACGAGTGTTTGTACGGTCTTTGCCATTGCCTTTGATCTCCTAGTGTAGTTGAACAGTTCGTGCGTGTTTGTTTGCGCTGCGTATGGCAGCACGGAGCGTGAGGCGAAGGTCGATCGCCTCGATGCCGTGATACGTCACACTTGCAGGGAAGTGCGCGTACACCAGCCAGCCGATGCGTCCGCGCCTGATCGTGTAGACGCGGTATCCAGTGTAGGACGTGCCGACGACAACGGCGTGTGCGCTTTGGTCGGTGCGTGTCCACGTAATGTTCAGATGTTGCGCCATTCCTCACCCCAATACGTTGCGTATGATCCTTTTGCGCGGTACGGTCGGTAGAGTGCGCGCAGTTCCTTGAATTCGTCGTGGTTGTCGCCACCACTCGCACTCCACACGTCGAAGTACAGCGAGTCGAACTGCCGTTGCGCTTCCAGCACTTCGGACGGTTCCCATACGTCACCTTTCAGCACCACCACGTCAGGGTGCAGCGTCGGCTTCACCACGTCGATCACGTCCTGATTCACTTCCATGACGGTGATCGACTCGATGTTGTAGTTCTGCATGAGCATCTGCACAACGAGACCGAGACCGAGGCCAGCTACGAACACATGACCGCGCGCTTTGCGGGCAAACCGCTGATTCGACACGATCTCCATGTTCGAGTCACTCATCCACAACTCGTTGTCGATGTGCAGGATCGTCACCTCTCGTCCTTCGTGCATTGGCGGATAGCCGAAATCACGCGCACACAGAAAGTCTTGGCATGATTCCATTGCGTCGATCGCCTTGGTGTGGATGTGGACGGAACCATGCTCGATCGTTTGCGGGAACAGGTGTTGGACTCTCATTCGCGTATCCATTCAAGTAAGCGTTGACGTTCGCGCTCGGCTTCGTCGTAGTCGATCTCGAAGAATTCCGCGAAGAGTCGAGCAACCTGTGTTCCGTAGATCGGGGTGTAGCCATATTCGTCGTCTGTATTGGCGCAGATCGCATAATCCTCGCCGTCTAAGAAGTCGACGAATCGGCTCAAGAGTTCCGACTTCTCCTTCACAGCCACCATCTTGTCGAGATTCGGTGTTGGTGGTGTATCGCGCTTGGGGATCGCGTCGTTCGGTACGACCGATTCGCCTGCGTCCGCTGGTGTTGATGTTTCGTCCGTCATGACCTCGGTTCCTCTCTCGGTTTGAATTTCATGGTTTCGATCCACGCATGACCGTCGTAGCGGCACAGCGTGAGCGTCGTTGTGTTGATATACACGTCGCCGCGTTTGGCTTCTTCGGGTGGTTCTGCGCGCATCACGTCGTTTGTGAGTGGTGCGAACTTCCTGCACGTCTCGTTTCTGCGTCGGTGTTGACCGCCGCTGATCCTGCATGATCCTATCGGCGTTCGCAGTGGATTCGTCCACAGAAAATGTCGACACAGTTCGCACGGCTGCCTGTGTGCGGGTTCGGCTGCGGCCTTCTTGAGCCGCGTTCGTACTGATCGTTTTGGTTTCACTGCGATTTCCTTGCTTGACTGATCCACATGGCGAATTGTGATACTTCGTTCTTCGGTACTTGATACCGAGGCGACTTTGGCAGGGGCAACTTGTGGTTGCTCTTCCTCCGCACCAGTGTCGTGCGATTGTCAAGGCGCGCCGTGATGCAGTGCTTCAGCCGTTCGCGGCATTCGAGTGCATGACGTAGTGCCGCTTGCTCGGAATCGTACAGCGAGATCGTGAAGTACGCCACACGTTTTACGCTACCGTGAAACACCATAAGGCGCAGCGTGTCGGTGTTGTAACGCACGATGTTGCGATCGACGTGTACGACGCGGGCGTTTGGGGATTGGTAGTTCGATTGACGTGTCATAGTACGATCTCAAACTGTTCACGAAACATCTTCCTCAAATCGAATAGCTCGATCCAGCTAATGATGCTTTCCGATGCCTTGTCGAACGTCGAGTGCTTCGGACGCGGTTCAAGCACAACGAACGTCGATCCGTCCGCATACGCCTCGTACACCTCGCCGCAGTTGTTCTGAATGAAATACACGCCGCTGCCAGTATTCGGCTTCGACTTGCGGGTATCGTTCGGAAACGAGCCGCCTTTCAGCACCGACTTCGTGTACTTCCAGTGCGTGACGTACGTATCGTGAACGGCCTGTGCGCCTCTCGGTGTGTTGACCTTATAGTAGTTGTTGCCGTCATACTTCGCGATGCGGATCGTGCCGTCTTTCAGCACGACGAACACTTGACGGTTCTTGAGCGGATGAACGACGGGACGTTTCATGCGATCAGTCTCCGCAGCACGGCCTTCGTCGATTGTGGAAAATCTGCGCCGAGCATCCAACGTGCATAGGATTTTTCGTCCGCTACGCGAACGCCTTTGTGCTTGCCGAATGCGTAGACGATCTCGCCGTCGTCGTCCATCGTGAGTTTACCCGCTGCGTCGACGATCACGCCACCGAACTGCACGGCGAGGCTGTGTGCGTCACCGTCCGTACGTTCGATCATGCGCTCGGTGATTTGTTCGAGCAAGTGCGTGTCGTAAGCCGCATCGTGCAGTTTGTCTGCGTCTGCATCATGACCGATGTACGTTTTGTAGCAGTTGGCGAGAGTGCGCGGATGATCCGCAGCCATGATCTTATACGGATCGAGCAAAACGTGGTGTGGTGCGGGAAACTCGACACCTGCCATACCGAATTCTTCGGCAAGGAACGTCAGGTCGAACGATCCGTTGTACGCACACAGCACCGTCGCCTGCATGAAGTCCTGAATGATGTGCGGCATGAGTTCGGGGAACGTCGGAGCCATCGCCACATCCTCGTCCTTGATGCCGTGAATGTCGCTGGTTTCCTTCGGAATGCGCCGCTGCGGATGAACGAGCGATACAAACGGCTCTTTGCCGTGTACCTTGTAGGCGATCTGCACGATGCGATCACCTTGCGAGACTTCGAGACCTGTGGTCTCTACGTCGAAGAAGATTGTGTTAGTCATGTGAGTGTGGGCATGAGCGCACTTCCATGCGCGTGTGAGTGTGGTGTGGTGAATTAATTGCAATGATTCGTCGGTTGCAGCGGTTCGTTAATTACAGCGGTTCGTCGCGTTCCGATCTTCATGGTACTGCGCTGCGATCTGCCGTGCATGGTCATCCAAATGTGCCATGTCGATGCTCGTGCAAATCGTTTGTGTTACGGACAGTATGTAGTGTCCGCCACCAGTGTGTGTCCGAACGAGCGCGATACCGTTTCCGAGTCGGATTACGCTTGTATCTTCCGTGACCCGCTCCCAAATGAGATTCTGTGCCATGTTACACCGTCTCGATTTGCAGGTGAGCGTCGTCACTCACGCGCGTGATGAAAAATTGACAATCGGATTCCTTCGCGGTCTCGATCAGTTGTGCGCGGGACTCGCTGTCGAGTTCGTCCACACCGTCCAAGCAGACCAGTTTCACTTGACCGCTGCGCGCCTTGGCGAGTTCGACGGCAAACTCCATGCGCCGAGCCGTGTTCACACGATCGAACGGAATGCCGTCGAGGGTAATGCCTTCGTCCGTCACGTCGAGACCTTTGAACGGCGTAGAGGCCAGCCAGCCGCGTTTCATTTCGTCGAGATAGGTAATGCGCGCCGTGAGCGCTTCGGATCGTGTGAGAGCGAGTTCCGATGCTCTTCGAGCATCCTCAACGATCTTCCGTGTACGGGCATTCTCGATCTGTGTGCGCTCCAAACCTCGCAGCCGTTCGATCTCCGCTTGATGCGCAGCACGTTCCTCGGACTCGGCAGCGTTGATCGCGTCCTTCTCCGCTTGGATCGCGTCGACGGCATTGGCGAGCATTACATCATACTTCTTTCGGACGGCATCGAGTTCGGCTTCACGCTCCGAGGCGACCACCTCACGCGCCGCCCGCTCCTTGTTCGCGAGTTCCTGGAACTTGGCACGGCGTTCATCCGATTTCGCTTGGAACGCACTCGTGCATTCGTCGATCGCTTGCGTGTAGTCAACATCGTCTTCGACGATGCTCTCTGCGAGTTGGTTGGCTGTGGTTTCCTTGTCCTTCGCTGTGCGGTTCTCGTTCGTGCGCTCGACGTAGAGTTCGCGGCGCAAACGATCGAGCGTCTTGAGCGGGTGTGACTCCGATACGATCGGTCTGTCGAGCGTTTCGGCGAGTTGCTTCACATCGAGTTCAACGTTCACCGCACCGAGCAGGAGTTCTACTTGATGCTGTGGTGTTGCCGAGAGGAATTCGATCGGATTAACCGAGACCATATCACGAAGCGAGTTCAGCACGGACACAGGGGAAGCGAGCTTCGCGCCGTCTCGTCGTACCTCTCGCGTGGTCTTCTCTCCGTTCGTGGTCATTTTGACCTGATAGCCTTCGGTAAAGTCGATCACCACCTCTCCGCTCTCTGCACCTTGGCGCAGGAGTGTCGCGTCGTGGCCTCCGCCCAGCGCGCTCTTGATGGCCTCGATCACCGAGGACTTGCCTAGGCCGTTCTTGGCACTGATCGTGGTGATGTTCTGCGGCGCAAGGTTCAATTCCTCGATGCCGAGAACGTTTTTGATTTTGATGTTGGCGATCTTCATCGCGTTACCTGAAAATGTGAGGGTAGTACAGTTCGTTTCCTTCATCGAGTGATGCGTAGACCTCGCGTCGCATCTCCGCTGTGATGTTCGATCCGTGCAGTTCGCGCATCTCGTCGTCGATCCAGTGGCCTTGAGCATCCACCTTGCCGCCTCGTGCGTAGACAAACTCTAGCACGGGTTCGGTGTGGATTTCCGTGCCTCGCAGTTCGTACCGTGTATCGTCATCGTATCCGAATGCAGTGCCGACAAGCGCACCTGCGTAGAGAATTTTGATGCCGACCTCGAACACTTCGTCACCGAGTGTGATTTCGATTTCATCGTCCGTTTCGAGAACTGTTGCCATGATCGTGCATCCGTGTTCGTGCTGTGTTCGTGTTTACACTTGACAGCTTATTTGTTTATTCAAACATACACATCTGCATATATCAATGCAAATGTTTTTTGTTGGTCACGTAAACTTTTTTGTTTACGGTGAGCGGGAGCGCGAACGCAGTGAGCGGCACGAGAGGACTCCGCGTGTCACTCGCTCCGCTCGCTCTCAATACTCGCTCGGCAGCATGACCACGTATCCGCTGTGACCTTGCACGACGTAGAGCGTGAGATCGAACGGAAGGTCTGTGTATTCGATCGCTTGCGTAGCGCGCACGTTGCCGTTTCCGTCGTCGAGCGTGAACGTGCAGCCGCCTTTGCCGTCGAGCTTGAACCGTGCGACCGAGAACGAGTCCACCTTGATCTTGCCCATGTACGACCAAATCACATCCATCATCCACGAACAGCCGTGTACTGCACAGTGCTGCGCGCCGTCCGTGAGCAGGAGTCCGTAGTGCTTGTAGTAGTAGAATGATCCTGTGAATTGGTCTAGGTCTTCTCTCTTGAGTGTGTTAGGCATCGCCATTCTCTCCTGTGATGTTGTCGATGTTCTTTGATCGGTCGGATTTCCAATGCTTGCACGTCGCATTCAGGTGAACGCGCCAGCCGTATGTTCTGCATGATCCGTTGCGTTTGCCATTGCCTGAATCCTGATGCGATTCCTTCGGACAGTGGAAGCACGATCCGCAGTTTGCGTAACCGCTGGTGAGCAGGATTTTCGGCCATGCACCCTTCGGTTGTGTTCCTTCAGGTACGTAGAAGATTCCTTCGTACGGAACGTTGACCTTACGTTTTTTGGTTGCCACGAAAACCTTCTCTCTTGAGTTGTTGGTAAATGCAATAGTTGATCGCTGCGGAAATTGATCCGTGCCGTTCCTTCAGCGAGAGAAGGAATTCATACGTGTACGCTGGTATGCGAACAGCCGTCAAGTATGATGCTTTGTATTCTTTAGGCATGATGCGCCTTTCGTGTTGTGAGTGTGTTGCTCAATTCAAATGTGATCCGTCGTATGGAACCGCGTCGCGTGTGCGCGGTTCCGTGCGTCGTTCACATGAACGGGTGTACTGTGCGTACGTGCGCTACACGTACTCCACATCTCCGTTGCCGTATGTGAGAACGTTGTGCATCGTGTCATCCATGAAGAGAAGAATATCATCGTCCGCGAGTTCCTCGCTCTCTTCGCCGTCTTCCTCGGTCTCGATCGTGACGGTGATTTCACCTTCGGTCTCTAGCCAACGAACGTCGTCCACACTTGACGGCGTGACGATGAACATGAAGAGCGGGACGAAGCCCTCTTCGTCCTTCTCGTGTTCGTCGATCGCCTCTTGCGTAGTGTTGAGCATGGCGATTGTCGAGTTTGATCCTTGAGAGCGGACAACAACGTCCTTCGTCGGATCGACAAGACCACGATCCATAAGCAAGTCGATCGCCGTGAACATCCATCCTAGCGTGATCTCGAAGTCTTCGTCGAAGCCGTAGGTGATCGGAGTGAGCGAAGCGAGCGACACAGAGGAATCTTCCGTGTTCTTCTTGACCGCAGAAACGCTCTCTGCCGCGTCCGTCGCCGTTGGTGCGCTCTGCACGTCCATAGCAACCTGATCGGTTGCCTCAACGCGTTTTTGTGGTGTTGTAGGGACGATCGGCGTGTACGGCTTCCGTGAGAGCGAGCGGAACTCACGCAGCATCGAGCCGTCGTAGATCGTGAGTGTGCCATGTAGTACGGCAATGCCTAGCACACCGTATCGCGTTCGTGCGTGGTCTACGCACAGTACAGCGTCTTCGCTTGTGCCAAAAATGCAGTGCGCTAATGCGCCTTTAAATTCAAGTGCGTTCATACGTCGCACCTTTCGATAGTGGATGAAGTGAACCATGATCCTAGCGGTTCGGTCGGTGCATGGCGAACAAACCAGCACCGACCGACGTGTTAGGTCTCTACGCAGCAGCAGGTGTGTTTTTGCCCTTTCCCTTTGGTGGAACATCTTTTTTCTTCGCATTCGGATCGACGTAGCGAGGCGAGATTCTCAAGAGCCAATCTTGTTTTTCAATGCGTTCCTTTTCGCGGATCGGCATGATGATCGCAGTGATGTTCGTTCCTGTGTAGAGCGTACCAGCTTGCGCCATGATGTACTTTACATCGTCGCCATCGCCATAGAAACGGAACCGTGCCGTACGGTCGTCGTATCCGAGCAGCTTGAGAGCCTTGCCGAAATCGTTCATGAACACAGGGGAGAACGCCACACGGTCGGTCGTCGTGCGCTCCTTCTCGCTCAATCGGTCGATGTAGTCCATCCAGTACCGATAGAACGAGGCACTCTCGTGGTGTTGATCGACAAACGGAACACTGATACCATCGACGATGCTAATCGTGCCGTTCGTAGAATCGAGGCTTGTGATCTCCACACGCTTGCTCTTTCCTGCGGCCTTAACAACGGTATCAAGTACCGTGCGCGTGATCGTAAGCGGCTCCGTGATCGTCGTTTCGCCCGACTCCTCTCTGATGAAGCCCATTCTGAATCCGTCCGTCGATACGATCACTGTCGTGTTGTCTCGCTGTGGTATAAACAAGACCGAGCGCAGTGCGTTGGTTGTGTGTTCGTCTTTGTGCGCGAACAGCAAGGCTGCTTTGAGCGTGTTGATGTTGATATACATGGTTAGTCCTCTTCGTTGAAAATGAGAATGAGTTGTTTGCGTAATTCGTGCTCTACGTCATAGAGCAAGAGCTTTCCGTTCGGTACTTGATCGCAGAAACGGCCTATCCAGTAGAGCGCGCCATTTACATCTCCATGTGATGCCAGTATGACGGCCTGTGTAACGCAGTCCGCCCGATCCCATGCGATGTTGTCCGACGTGTATTCATAGGCCATTTGTCGCAGGTTGTGCCGTCCGATCTTAGCCGCTGCATCGTCGTTGTCGCCTCGTTTCACAGCGTCCACGATGTATTCTAGAAACTTGTCGGCGTTGTGTCGTGCGCTCTCTACGATGCGCGCACCTTCACCGTCGACGATGCGCAGTGCTGCGTAGAGTGCTGTTATGCGCTGTGGCTGCGTCATCGTGTTCTCACAGAAGTAGCCTAGCAGGTCATTGCAGTTCTTCACAGTGTCAAACCATGTGAGATGCGAACGTGCATACATGATCGTCGGTGCGTCGATACCGAGTGATTCTAACCATACGACGTGATCGGACTCGACGACAGTTAGTTCTTTAGTGGGCATAGCTCCGCCTCCTCTCGCTTGTGAGTGTTTTGAAATTCGTTGGTGTGGTTGGTTACGGCAGGATCACACGGATCCGATATTTCGATTTTCCGTAGACGCTCTCGCGTACAAGTGTGTGAACCTTTTCACGCAGCATGAATGCAAACGTGTTACGAGTGCTAAAATCGATCAACGGATCGTATGTGTCGTTTGCATACTTCTGCAAATAACACTTGCCTTTGTCGTAGCCGAACACCTCGTAACGGATCACGTAGTTGTCGCGCAAATGATCCTCGCATACCTCGATAGCGTGGCGCAATTCAGGATAGCGCAAAGCTGCATCACCGTGATGAATCATGCTGCCATTGTGGTACGCACTCCATCCATGCGAGTCTTCCACGACCGTGTAAAGGTTGGTAGTGCCAACGTCGCCCTCTACTCGGCGGCCTCTGTCCGACTCCTTGTGGTTCCATGTAATGAACATTAGGTGTTCTCCGCTGATGTTAGACGTTCGCTTGCAAGTGCTTCACAGAAAAGTTTTGCATGGTCGAGGCTCACGGCTCTTGCGACTGGTACGTGATCGAAGTACACGACGTGCGAGGAACCTTCGAGCAGTATCACGAACCATTTTTCGTTGTTGACCCATCCATCAAGGAATCTGTATCCTTCGTACTCGCTCCATTGAATCCGTTTCATGTGTGTGCCTCTCGGTACAGTTCAATGATCGTTTTCCGCACCGTGCGCCACAATTCGTAGTTGTGGCAGTACGGATTTGCGCATTCATCGTCAATCGTGCGTATCAGCGTTTCAATGGCGCGTGCGTCGGTGTGAATCCTCGGCGTTGCCTCGGCTTTGTCCAATAGGTCAATCACGGGTGTACTCCCATTTGGTTTGCGTTCCGTCTCGTTCCTGTTTGGTGTAAACGCTTGAGCCTGTTTTCAGCATGAACGCGAACATCTCACGATCCTTGTCTGTGAAGTGCTTTCCGTTCGTGGCCTTGCCTCTTGCTACACGCTTCCAGTTGTTCGTGTAGTAACTCCACTGCCATACGGTGTACGTCATTGCTCAATACTCCACATGGTGTCACCTTGCAAAATGTAGTCGCAGCCGTGCTGCATGATCCAGTCGAATTGCGCCCGATCGTAGTCGGTGAATCCGTTCTCTTTCGTTGGCTGTGTTGCCTTTCGTACGCATTGCCAGCCATCGCGTTTTGTCTTTTCGTGTACGCTGTACGTCATAGCGTTCCATGCCTCGCAAAAAGTGACGGTGTGTCTAGATCGTCGGTGTAGTCCTCTGCATCAGGTTCGGAACCGTCCAACGGTTCGCCGTTCTCCTCTCGGTAGTCCGTACCACAGTACCGACAACGGAAGTAGTCAAAGCCTCCGATTGTGCCTAGGAAAGCACCTTCATGCTCTCCATGCGTTATGGTGCAGGTCATTGCTTCACCTCTTGTACTGTGTGCGACCATGCAAGGAACACCCACATATTGTTTCCCATTGCGCGCAGTTCGCGTATTCTTTCAACGTCGAATTGGTCACAAAAGGAACCTTGGAAATTGATACTGTTGTCTTCTCCGCTTGCGTAGACCTTACCGCTCTTCGGTAGCGTGTCCATGCTTTGCGGATCGACTAGTGCAATGGTTGGTTTCATTGCGTCACCTTGTCACTGGTTGCGATTTGTTCAGGTAGTGCGCGCAGTGATTCGTTTGCAGCGTCTTCCTTCGTCGCGTTTGGTTGCTTGTCTTGCGTTGCGCCACAGAACAAACACCAGTCGTTTGTGGCAGGGTGGATGTAGTGTGCGGGACATTCGCACGGCCAGTATTCTCTACTGCGCGTAGGGTCGAAGCGCGTGTCGTTTATCCAGTGATAGAATCCGCTGTCCTTGTGGTCTTGCAGGACATCGAACAATGACGGTTCCTGTTCCTTGTTGCCGAGCTTCGTCGGTTTCGTGGTCTTCACATAGTCGACGAATCGGCGTTTGAGCCTTCCCGACTCGCTCTGCTGATAGTAGATCAGCGTTTTGTTACTTGAGCGGTCGCCTCTGTCGTAGATCGTGAAGATCGAGCCGTCGTTATAGGCTGTGACGTTCAATATTTCCATGAGCGCAAACGTTCGCCTGTGGTGCTGGTTCGTCATCTCTGCGAATGACGTGTACTGCACACCGTCACCGTTGGAGAATTCGACGTTGTAGCGTGGCGTTGTCGCTGTGTTCGTGGTGTTCGTGTTCGTGGTGTTCGTGTTCGTGGTGTTTGTGTTCATCGTGTCACCTCTCCGCGATTGTGTAGATGTAGAATCCGACGATCCGTCGTATAGATTCTTCGGTTTCCTCTGTGACCTTCACCGTTGGTCTGCCTTGCTTGTCGTACCAGTTTTTGTAGACCTTGCGCGTCGTTTCCTTTGCGTTCTTCATCTCTATGAACGTGCGGAACATTTGCGGGCTGGCGTTCTTCCGTAGGTCTTCCTCTCCGTAAAATCGCCATGTGTGGTAGGCTTTTCCTTCGCCTGTGTGAACGGTCACGTAAAACGCTTTCACGCTGTCACCTGTGGAACTGTGGTGATTTGGTACACGTACACGAAACCGCTGTACTGCGTAGGTCTTACGGTTCGCGTCTTCTCTCCATTCGCTATCATGGAATCAAAGACCGTCCAGCGTTCAGGAATCAGTACAGGATCATACTTCGTCCGTGTGACTGCATAGCCTCCGCAGCGTTTGCCGTTCGGTAGCTGCGTAAACACCTCGTAACGGTTCCGTTTCATTGCGTCACCTGTGGCCGATACTTTGCAAGTCTCACGCGTTCCGCTACGTAGTCCATCACTTCCGTAATATCGTCGGACGTGTGCAGCGTTTCACAGTCTCCGCTATACTTCGCCATGCGGAGATTGTAGACTCGGCTATCGTCGAAGTTTCGGTCGGACGTAATGAAGTATTTTCCTGCAATGAGTTTAGACTCTATGCGAGTGCGGAAAAAGTGCATTGTGTCTTTGGTGAACCAGTAGGAACCGACACGCGAGAAGTACGCGCGAACGTGTGCCATATCGCGCCACTTGTCCAACGCTGTAAAGCTCTCCATATCAAGAAGTGTACGCACGGCATCCAAACCGTAACACTCGATCACTTCAGGCAGCGTATAGACCGCATCTGTCGACGTGAACGCACGGCGTTTAGGTGTGCCGTCCGTGTCGATGTATTCGACATAAATGATCTTGGAATCGTTAGCGTCAACGGTCAAGGCACGGAGAGTGAGAACACCGTCTTTTGCCTTGGTTGCCACGTTCCACACTCTACCGTTGTTTTGCTCGAACAGTCGGTAGATAATCTGCGCAAGTACCTTTTTGGTCTTTTGGTCGGTGACGGTTTCCGTCGTTGTGGTTTCCGTCGTTGTGGCTGTTTCGGTCTTCATGGCGTTTCCTCGTTTTGTTGTTTAACGTCTTAAATCACAGTACAAACATAGGCAAATATGTATAACACTGTCAATACGACAAATATACGGCTTTGGTGATACCTTCCGTTATACATATAAGAGTGCGGAACGGAGTGACGCAATGCGACCAAAAACGCAGTATCAGAGCCATAAAAACGAGCTTTTACGCTGTTTTTGGCACGATTTTAGGCGGTTTCGTGGCCTGAAATTGGCACGGTTTTAGGCGGCATTTTGGCCTGTTTTTGGCACGATTTTAGGCACGTTTCCGACGTATTGTATAACGCTCTGTATTACGTCCGTTTACGCTCTTCGTATCACAGTTTAGAACGGAAAACGGTGCATGATCCGTAGACCATGCACCGTTGTGTGTGCTGCACCTATGCGTGATCGGGTTACGCTGAAATCGGCGTAAGTGAGATCACCCGCTTGCTCTGGAATGACTGTTCGCGCTCGATCGTGGTGACGAGTTCGCGTCCGCTTGCTCGCATCCGTCCGAACATACTGCCGATCTCGGCGGCGAGTCCTGCGATGGCCTGTGCGGTCTTGTTGCCCGAATTGTTGGCAGCCGCATTCACTACCGCTTGCAGTTGTTTTTGACGCAGCACGTACTCGGTGTTGTCACCGCCCAAACGTGCGGCATCGCCCACGACGGCGAGCGTTGGTGAGTTCACCACTCCACCCGTCGCGAAGTTCGTCAGGCCGTTGAGCAACGGTTTGATGATCGAATGCAGACCAGCCGTCACGATACCTGTCGAGATACCAGCGAGCAGCGGCGCGAACGGCCCTGCCCACTTCCACGTCGCGTCCTTCAGCACCACTTCCAAGATCGCAGCGGCGAGCAGTTTTTCGAGGTATGCCGTGATCGTGACGAGTGTCTCTTTCATGGAATCCTTCGCAGCCTCGTTCGACGCACCGATCAGGCCACCGAACATCGCGCCCATGCTCTCGCCGATACCAGTCATGCCGATCTTCAGCATATCGCCCTTCTCCTGCATCTTCAGGACAATATCGTCCATCTCGGCGACGGCAGCGAGGTACTGCGGCGAGTTCTCGCCGTACATCTTCGCGGCCTTCAGGCGATCCTCCGCTTGCTGCCGTTCCCGCTCTAGTGCTGCGATCGCAGCTTGCTCGTCGGCGAACTTCCGTGATGCCTCGGCGTACTTCTGCAAGGCAAGACGACGTGAGGTGAAGTCCTTTTCGATCTTCTCCTTCTGCTCGTTGTAGGCAAGCTCCGTCATGCCGCCCTGTTCCTTCGCGTTGTCGAGACGCTTCATGTACGCAGCTTGTTCGAGTGCGAACACGCGCTCGGCTGCATCCATGTTGATCTGAAGCACACGCTCCATCACACGCTTCGCGTTCTCGGCTTGCTGCGACATGATCGCCAGGAGCGAGGTCTGATGCTTCTTCTCCCGCTCCAACTCACGGTCGCGCTGTGCGTTCCGGAACCGCTCGATGTTCTCCTCGATCGTTTTGCGACGTGCCATGAGCTTGTCTTCGTTCTCGATCACCTGCTCGCCCGCCTTCGCCAGTTCGGACTCGATCTTGCCGAGTTCGCTGCTCAAGAACGCCATGTAGTCTTCGTTCGAGATCGTGCCTTTGTCGTGCCAGTCGTTCATCGACTGTACTGCCGCTGCCCACGACTGTTCGGCTCCTTCGGCATATTCCTTGACGGTGGCGAGCGCACGTTGCGCGTTCTCGGTGTTTATATCGAGCCTGAGCGATCCAAATGTCTTCTGTGACTCTAGAGCCGCCTTCTCCGCTTCGGCGATCTTGGTGAGCCACGCATCGTTGTCCTCCTTGCTCATCCCGCGTTTGTTCGCAGCGGCATACGCTTCCTTGACCTTCTCGAATTTCTTCGTAGCGAGATCGAGGTCTTCCTGTGCGAATTGCAGTTCTTCCTCACGCAGTGGCTTACGTCCCTGATTGATGATGAACATCTCGTCGAGGAGCCGTTTGCGGTCATGCTCACGATCGAGTTGTGCCACCAGCAAATCGTACTGCGTCTTCATGCGATCACTGATCGTCTTCGCGCTCTTGCCTGAATCCTTGAGTTTGCCCGCCTGTGCCTCGAATTGTTCGGTGATCTTGCCTGCTTGAAATTCGATATTCTGATAACCGACGACGTTCGCGACGGTCTGTCCGAACACTTCCTTTGACTTGGCGAGCGATGCGGCGAGAGCGTCCTGTTCCTCCTTCGTCATCTTCTTCTTACCCTTGCGCACCTGCTCCTGATCGTACATCAGCTTCATCATCTCTTCTTTTTGCGTGTTCATGCTCTCGGTCGCCGCCTTCTTCGCCTCACTGAACGCATTGCCAATATCAGCGACGGCGGCGGCAGCGGCCTTGGCCTCGGTGGTCATGAGCTTCTCTTCGCCCGTGACCTTCATCGCCTGCTCTTTCGTGTAGCCGTACTTCTTGCCGATCCGCTCGACGGCAGTACCAGCGATCTCGCCGTTCTTCGATGCGTCCTTCAGCTCCTTCGTGAACGCGGCGCGGCGTACTTCTTCCGCAGCGAGTCCCGTGTTCTCGGCAACCATTTGGATCGCGTCGGCAGCCGACACTCCTGCCTTCGCCAAGTCCTCGAAACCAGCGACGGCCTGCTCGGTCTTCACCTTCTTGATCTCTTCGGGAGCATTGTTCGCAGCGTCGATCGCTTGTTGACGTGCGGCGATCATCTCGTTCGCTTGTGCGAGGAGTGCCTGCTTTACATTCGGTTCGAGCTTCTTCACGATAGCGGCGTTCGACGCGGAGAGTCCCTTACCCGACACGAGCGTTTCCATCAAGTCGATCTGTGCTTTGCGAAGCTCCGTCGAATTCTTCGCGGCGTAGACCGCACCTGAAAACGTTTTCGTGATCGACTCGCCGATCGTGCGCGGTGTCGATGTACCGAACAGTGCGTCCGTACCCTTCGCGATCATACCACCGAGACCGCTCGTTGTGTCGACGAATGTGTCTTCGAGTTTTTTCTTCGCTGCGTCAACGTCGATCGCCTTGCTCTTTACGTCGAGCTTCACTTTGTCGATCTTCAGATTCAGTGCCGTGCGCTCCAACTCCTGCAAGTCCTTCATGGCCTGCGCGGACGCACCCGCAAGTTGCTCCATCGTGGTCTTCGTGTCGTCGACGCTGATCTTCAGGTTCGGAAATACGGCCTTCAGTTTAACGGCTGCGGATTCGAGTTTCCCTTGCTCTTCAGCCGTACGAGAACTCTGTGAGGCGAGGTTCTTGTACGTGTTCATGAGCGCATTCGTGTTGACCGCGTTGGCGATCTGTGCCTGTGTGGATTTGATCTGTGCGGCGTTGACCTTGATCTCTTCCTCGTTGGCCTTCTTCCGCTCCTCGACCTGCCCGCTCATCGAATTCACGAGCATCTTGATTCCTTGTTGCACGGCGATCACAGCACCGATCACGAGTGCCGCTTGGAACATCGGTGAGGCGAGCATCGTTTTGCCGAGCGACTTGAACGATAATTCGAGCGCGCCTGTGGACTGATTGATGACCGTGAACGCGCTCCCGATCGCAGACGCACCCGCAGACAGCGATGCGCCGATCGTAGCGAGCGGCTTCAGGTGTTGCAAGTAGTACAGACTCGACAGGATCGGATAGATGTTGTGACTCGCATGACTGATCTCGGTGAACCCGTGCGGAATCTTCTCGCCGATCGTGATGAAGATTTCTTCGAGGTGTGCGCTGAATCGTTCCATTGCACCGCGCTCGGTGTTCATGCGCTTCGATGCCTGTGACCACATCGAATCAGGTGATGCTTCACCGAGATCGACGATGGACTGGATTTCTCCTTTGTACTTCTTGAGTGCCTCGACGTTGTTCAGAAGCACACCTGCACCCTGCACGTTGTAGACTCCGAACAGGTTCGTGAGCAACACGGATTTTTCCTGTTCGGAGTTCATGTTCTTCATCGCTTCATTCAAGCGATCGAGTGCTGGTGCGAGACCTTGTGTGTTCAAGATCGTACCGAGTTCCTTGCTCGATGTACCGATCTTGACAAGTCCCTTCTCTGCCACAGCGTCGGCACGTTGGAAGTACAGGATCACGTTTCGCATCGCCGTACCTGCCTCGCCTGCGTACTTACCGCCTCGACCGAGTGCCTCGAATCCTGCGAGCAGTTCCACTATGTCGAGGTTGGCGCGCTTGGCTGCCACACCCGCATCGAGCAACGACACGGAGAGTGACGGAATTTCAGCGGAACCAGCCTTCGCTGCGCCTGCCATTGCATTACCGAGGTACTCGAATGCAGCGGCGTTCTTCTCGGCATCGAAGCCGAGCAATCCGAGTTGCAGACCAGCGTCCACGATCGAAGCCATCGACGATGCGGCATCGTCGCCTGATGCCTTCGAGAGCAAGTTCACCGCGTTCACCATGCGGTACATACCTTCGGCGTTTTGGGCTTGTTCAGGGCCAAGTTTGCTCAAGAGACCTTTATACATCATGAGCTGGTCGCGCACCGAGCCGCCGTAGATCGAAGCGAGTTCGCGCGCGTCCTTACCTAGCTTCTGAAGTTGCTCGCCTTCCGTACCCGTGATCGCCGACACTTCAGCCAGTGCGTACTCGTAGTCCACGAACGCGCTCGTGAGTTCGTTGACGGACTCGGTGATCTCCTTGAACACGTACATCGAAGCCTGCATCTTCAGGAGCGTTTGCGTGGTCTTGTCGAGACCGCCTGCCTGACGGTTGAAGCTCTCCATCCCGCTCGCCGCTGTTCCCATTTGTTCGGCGACCTTCTTCGTCGCCTCACGAACGCGACCGAGTTCTTCGTCGAGCTTCTTGCCGTCGATGAGCTTAATGTCCTTGCCGAGATCACCGAGCGAACGCTTCAGGGTAGAGAGCATGACGTTCATCTTCGCCACATCCAACGTAGGATCGAGCGAGAGAACCATGTTCAGCATATTTCCTGTGTCCGCTGCCGCTTGGAGTGCCATGACGTGTCACCTTGATTCTAGGATTCTGATGTATGCGGCTCTCACGATGTAGATCGGGAGAGACCACGTTGCGGCGAGCTTCGTCGGATCGTTGTCTGCGAGCATCCAAAACAACGGCTCCGTGTGAATGTCTCGCAGATTTAGTCGGGCGTGTTCGGGGTTTCGGGCACGAGCGAGCCGTTTGTACCGAGCGGCAATTTCTCGTCGAAGTTGCTCGCTTGACTTGTTGCTCTCTGCATTTGCTGTCCGAACAGTGCGACGGCTTCGATCGTTTGCCGCTGCTGCACGAGCCAGATCGTCATACCATGCCCCGTTTGCCCGAAAAAATCCTCGACCACCTTCTTGATCTTCTCTGCTTCACCGATACGCAGTTGTTCGAGTGACGTGAGGATCGCATCTGCGTACGCAATGCCCGCGTGTGCTTCAGGTTCACCAGTCGACTCGTCCTTCCAGCGCAAGAGCCACGATGCACAGCGCAGTTCTGCGTTGTGAACACCGAGCGCGACAGCTTGATCGAGAGTGCGGGGAGGGTCTTTCAACACATCGGCAAGCGTGTTGTAGACCGTCTCGGCGTACTTCATCTGAATCAGCGTGATCGTGTCGAACTCGTACACGAGCACGCGACCGTTCGGAAGTCTGATCTCCATGCGTGTGATCGGCGTAGCGGTCGACGTGTCGACCGTTGGGGCGGCTGGTTTGGGAGCCGCTTGTGGTGCGATCGGTGTACTGGTTTGCGATGCAATGTCCATCACGGTCGCCGTGCCTTCGTTTGTCGCTGTGTTTGTCGCTTCTGTCATCTCCTCTTCTCCTCTTCAGTGAAAACAAAACAGTTGGTTGGTGTCTGTGTTAGTTGGTAAACAACGCTTGCCACTCACTCGGATCGGCAAGGCGCATCGTGTACGTCGCAATAGCGCGCAGCATGAGACGCTGCCGCACGTTGTCGACGGTCTGAATCTCCATTGCGTCCCACGAAATCCCGATCAGTGCGGTCGGTGCTGCCATGCTGATGTGAGCGCATGGCGGCGTACCTGACGGATCAAGTGATTCGAGTCCGAGAACCAGCGAGGTCGGATTGCCGTAGTACATATCAGGATCGCCGATGATCGGTATCTCTACCCACGCATCGCGCCACTGATTGTGCGGAACGAACATCGTTGCCGTTGCACGGTAGCCGACGATCTCCTTCGTTCCCTTGGAGGTCGGGGCAGTGAGCGCGACAAGCTCGAACGTTGAGTCTCGTTCCAGCTTCGTGAACGAGAATCCTGTCGATGCCATGCTCGTGATCGTGCCTGTGTGGATTTCGCTGTACGAGGAAAACATTACGTCATGTCCCTTTCTGTGAGTGTCATGCGTACACCGAACAGCGCGGCGATCTCTTCGACGTACTCCTTCGGCATCTGTCCTGATGGAGTCGTGACCGTTACCCACCCGTTCGACGGTGTGTTGCCGCCTGTGGCCGTTGGATGGATCTCCTGAATGGCACTGCGCCAAAACGTCCGCAGGTTTGTCTCGAAGAGGTACGCGTACTTCGGCGAGAACGTCACGTCCCATACCCGACGACGACCGACGATGCGGCTCACGATCGAACGACGTAGCGTGTTGTCCGACTGCATCCGAATCACGTCCTCGGTCTCGTAGAGCTTCGAGTGCGGGATGAACACCGACGTGTACGCGTCACCAACCGAGACTTTGTATCTGATCCACATGGCAGCGTTATCCGAGGTATGTTTTCAAAACGGACGGCCTCACGGTCGGTTCCAAATACAGCAAGTGCGAGTCCTCTGCGACGCGACCGAGCAACGTGACAACGTTCTCCACATCAGGGTTGGAGAGCGTCGGCGTTGCGCCTGTGATGTTCGACGCTGGATACGTAGCGTTTCGCACATACACGAGCGTACCGATCGTGAACGATTGTTGCAATACGGCTGCCGTGTCGGGAGGGAAGACGTTCACCGTCGTTCCGCTCGCCGCATCACTCGATGCGATGCCGATGAATCCGTCGTAGCGTGATCGCGTGTCCGCGCTCATGCGGTAGGCGAGTCCTGCCACGTAGTCGAAGCACAGCGCGTCGTCTGCTTTCACATCCTCACCGACCGTGTACGACACGTAGCCGCTTCCCTTCATTGCAGCGGGCTTGTCGGCGTTCGGTGGCACATAGACCGTCACACTCGCGCCTGACGGCTGCGCTGGTACTGCGATCGAATACTGCGTGTTGGAGCGGCATCGTAGCTGCGTTTTCCCCTGACCCCACAGTCGTTTGAGACCGACGATCACGTACGACTTGCCAGCATAGCTGTATTTGTAGCCGATGCCGATGTTCTTCCACGACGGCGAACCGCCAGCGGCAGGGAGAAACGATTCCACCGAATCCACCTCGATCGAGAGTTCCGTTTCGTAGAACGCTTGATCGCGGCTGTCCATCTCATTCAGGTACGACGAGAACGAAATCCATTCGCGTTCCTTGCCGTCAACCTTCGCGTGAATCCATCCGATCGGCAGCCACACGTTCTCCATTGGCGACTGGTGGTGCTGACCGAGCAGCACTGCGCTAAGGAACGGCATGAAGATCAGAGAGCAAGGGCCATGCACGGAATTCACTGGCGATCCCCACGACGAATCCCAAGGAGCCGACTGTCCTGGCTCGTAGAACGTAACGTGTGCGGCTAGGTACTGCCAGCCACTATTGATGATGGCGTACGCCGAATAGTAGTCCGCTCCTGATAAGCTCGTCAGCTTGGCAAACGGCGCACCGATCGTGTGAGCGACACTGATCCCCGACGTTGTGGTCTTGCGCGCTTCTGACTGCAAGACCGCGCTGTGAGGCCAGTCGAGTTCGTACACGTCGTTCTTGTGCGAACCGTCGAGTTGATCCACGCCTTCGACGGTGAATGCGTTCGGATACCCGACAACGAGTTCGGCGGCGCGCTCCTGTTTGGTCTTGAACTTGTATGTGGTCTCAAGCTCTACGCTCGATGCGTCAGCGATGCGAACCGTCGTCGAGTTGGCAAGGGTCGAGCGCGGCACGAACGTGATCGCGAACGTGTTCTCACCTGTGATCGAGAATCGCAGGTAGCATCCGAACGTGAATGCGAGCGCGTGTAGGTATTCCCACAACGTGCCGTAGCGACGGCAGGAAATACCTTCGTAGTTGTTGGTTCCCGCTTCAGGTTTGGCGTACATCATCCAGTCGACGTACATATCGTTGTACGTCTGAATGGCTGCCGATCCGAGCTTCGGATACACGGCTTGGTTGATCGGTCGCCAGTAGAGTTCCGAGTTGTTCCACCCGTGCGTCGTCGCGAGTGTCGTATAGCGCGTACGGTGTCCCGATCCATAGAGATCGGCAGGGACTTCGGGAGTTGTGGCGATCGACGGCGAACACATGAAGTCAAGTTGTACGTCCGTGATCGTGAACGTGTAGGCAGGGTAGCCCATGTTCTGAAGCGACGACGAACAATTCGTGAGCAGCCGCAGTAGAATGCGGTTCAGTGAAACGAGTTTCGAGTATCGTATCTGGCGGCCTTCGAGCGAATAGTATCCAAGACGATCAGCGACGTAGTTCGTGATCCACGATGCGTCGAAACCAGTGATGAAGTTCGGAGCATCGCCGTCGATGAGCGATGTGAACTTGATCTTCTCGAAGAGGTGCTGGATGTGTGACTTCGCCCGCACTGTCCACTCGCGCCACGCTTGAGTTTCCTCGTTGTAGCGTGAGTTGAACCATGCCAAGTCCTTCGATCGCATATCGGTTGTGATAACGCCGACGAAATCAGCGTTCGCGATATTCGGACGCACGGCAGGATCGAGATGACACGTATCGTTGATGAAGAGTGCGACGTAGCGCAGCACTCCCGCTGTCTGTGCAGCGAGGATCATGTCACGGCAGGCGGTGTCCGCTGCGGTCAGGATCGCCGCGTCACTGATGACGAATTGGTAATCGTCGGACGCGAGCTTGCCGCCATCGACTTCATAGTCGAGTGCGGTGTCGGGAGGAGCCTGAAGAATGTTGACTTCCGTACCAAGCGTGAAGAGACCTGCGTACGAGTCGGAAAACGCGACCACCATCGTTGTTCGCGCTGGTGTGTTCGGTTCCTCGTATGCGAATCGCTGGTAGTAGTTAGCCACGTTGTTGCCGTTTGTTGTGTGTACCGATTGATCGGCGGCAAGAGAGCGGGCGCGTACGCAGCGAAGCGACTCAATGCGTTTTTGTCAGAAGAGGAGACCACACACACGTTCCTGCCACCGATCAAACGGCACAGTACGAGGCGCACCGCGTATGATACGGTGCGCCTCAAATGTGCGTTGGTTACGAGCCTTGCTTGAAGACGATTGTGCCTGCCAAGAGGCCAGGATTCGCAATGTCGCCCGATGCGAGAGCGGCGGACGTTGTGACCACGTTTGCGCTCGGATTCAAGATGGTTCCTGTACCAAGCTGCGTGATCGACGTGATCGCCGTGTTGATCGCTGTGTGCGTGAACGAGCCTGTGGCCTCGTATGCCTTGCCCTTGAACTGCAAGGATGTTGCACCTGCCGCGTTTCCGCTACGCTCGACGGACACTTCACTTGAGAAGCGACCGACCATGTAGCCGAAACCGTCAGCGTTCGTTTCGCCTTGCGGGAAGACGATCAGCACAGGGTTGTCACCGATCGCCTTGAGCGCACTGATGACCGTGTGCGAATTCTCATACGTGTCGAAGGACACCGTATCGACGTTGCCTGAAGAACCGCCTGCCTTGGCGTTCCCCGAACCGTCGATCACTGTCGAACGCTGATCCTTCTCCATCGTCACGCCGTTGGCGAGATTGATCTGCGTGTACTTGGTCTCGGTCGATTCGCTTCCTACGGGAAACGAATAGCCGACCTTGCCGACAACTTGGAACTTCTGCACGGTTCCAACGCCGTTCAGCTTGCCGCTAGAGAGCGTCAGCGGGAGAATCCAAGCCGCTGCGCCGCCTTGCGCGAGTACGTCTGCTACTGCCATTGTGGTTGCCTTAATTGAGTGTGAAGATCACTTCATGCGACCGAAATTATCCCCACGTCCGAGGCTCGCCTTACCCCAAATTGTGACAAGCGCGACGAGTGAAACGAGTCGCGTTCTATGGTCTTGGATGTTCCATGTGGAACGGCCTGAATCCTTGTTATCCAGCTGATCGGCACGGATCAGCTTCCGTCCACTACGGGGCTAGTAACCCCAATCCGCCGCATTCGTGTTCGTGTGGACGTAGCCTTGTCCGTTCACCGTGAATCCTGCACCGTTGGCGTGTGTGGTGAAGCAGCCTGAATACAGGTAGATCGTGTACGTGTACGACGCGCTGGTGCGCTCGAATCCGTACGTCCCACCCGTCGCACCAGCGAGCGAGATCGCGAGGTCGACGGCGTAGACCTTGGCGGCGTTTGCGCCTTGGCACGTCACTCCCGACATGGTGTACGCACCACCGTACGAGGAGAGCGTCACGAGTACCGTGTCCTTCAGGTAACACGTTCCGTAGTTCTTGAATATCACCGAGCAAGCATTCGATTCGATCCGCGTGTCCTTCGTCCGCAGTACAGCCGACGAATCCGTCGTCGAGAAATACACGGCGTATGCGTTGTACTCTTGGAGCTTGTGGACGATGTTGCACCCGACGAGCGTGAGTGTGCCGCCTGTGTACGATCCGCTCTTGCCGAATTCGATCAGCGGTTTCAGCGTTGTCGACGTGCTGTCGTGTGTCATCTCGCAGTTGCGGATGACGTGATCCCCTTGCGAGCAATACAGGTGCGGATGCACAGCCGTCGTAAACGTTGTCGTTTTGATCCATCGCAGGATTTCGTATCGGTAAGTTCCTCGTTGCAGGATCGCGTCGCCGCGCATAAGGCCGATGCGAATATCACCCGTCGAGTTATCGTCGCCAGCCGCCGTGCCACCAACGATCAGGCGGCCTTCGACTTCGCCAATGTTGACGATGTAATTGCACGACGGAGCCGTGAGCTTGAGGCCAAACGTCTTGTTGGCGCGAATGATGATCTCTGACCCACCTGTCACGTCGATCGCTGTGTATGTGTCGGCAGAACTGCCGTACGATGCGTTTCCGATCATGCGATCGAATTCCAAGATCACGCGACCAGCCGTGATGTTCATGTACTTCGTGTTGTAGTTCGCTGAAGAGAAGTCCAGCACAGCGTGTCCCGTGAGCGTGAATTCCGCGCTCACGTTGAACAGACCGTTGCCACTGTTCGATGCTGGTTTCAGCGTCACGCCTGCGTAGCAGTGGATGTGCGTTTTGTCGTCGATCGTAAGGTTCTCGGTGTAGGTTCCTTCGTGGACGATCACGAGGCCGTGCGTGTTGGCTGGAATCGCGTCGATCGCCCCTTGGATCGTCGGGAAGTACGGACTCGCAGCCGAGAACGACGGCGAGACGTAGTACACATACTGCGGAGACGGTGCAGCTGTCACGCCGATCACCGAACGTACGGCAGCCGCATCAGCGGCAGCGAGAATATCGCGACCGATCTGCGTGGCAGGGAGCCGTTTGATCTGCAAGGGAGCCGTACCACCAAGCACAGGATTCATCGAGCCGTCGTTGCCGAGAACGAAATCCGTGTGCGTTGTCGAGAGGTGCGTGACGGGAATATCTTCGCGCAGTATCTCCTCGCCGAAGATGTTTCGACAGACGTACGGTTCGTCGTTGTTCGGTGTGAATCTGACGCGAGTGAGAGGCATCGTGCGATCCTACGTATTAGCTGCCGTAGTGCGCAGCGAGTTTTGTTTGGATGAGATCGACGAGGACGGAATCGTCTTCGCCCCACGTATCGAGTTCTTCCTTCGTGAATGGCAGTGTGACGTGATCGTGTACGCCGCCATCGCTGTAATGCAACGAGACGTGTGCAAGTGCGTACTGATCGCCGTCGCCCATACGCATATCGAGCCGCATGGTGAACGTAGACACGGTGCGGTTGACGACCATTGGTGCCGTGAGTTGGAATTGCATGACTTATCCGATCTTCGATACTTGATATTGACCGTTCCAGTAGATTGTCGTCGCAGCGACACCTGTCGCTTCGATGTTGATCGAACCGTTCGTTGTGTCGGCCTTAATGTCGCAAGACCATGCGCCTGTGTTTGCGCCACCGATCTTGTCGATCGCAGGAGTGCCGATGAGTGCCGTCGATGCTGCATTCGCGCCGCGTGTCACACCAGCGAAGATGCGCCATACGCATACGTCCCCTGTCGCGAAGTTGCGCGCTGACACGAGGACTTGGATCGCATACGTCGTGCTGTTCGGAATCACGAGCTTCACGCCACCAGCCATCATTTGCGTCGGCGTTGCGTCACCCGTCGTCGTGTAAACATGACCGTATTCCGTGCCACGAGAACCAGCATTCGATTCGTATCCTCTGCCGTGCGAAGCGATATGTAGTGAACGGTTGAATGTTGGCGCGGAGTACACACCGATGTTGATGCACTGCGCGCCGTTGCCGCCTGTGGCTGCGCCCTTCGCCGAGAGCGTCGAGAGTTGCGTTTGTTGATACACACCGCTATCAATGCTCGTGTCGCAAGCGATCATGGTGCTGAAGTCGGAGCCTGTTTGCGTCCCCCCGTACGAAGCGATCGCGATGTTTGTGCCGTACGTTCCACCACCGCTCACCGAACACGCGTAACACGAGATCGTTGTGCCGCCAGCTGTTCCGTTCGTCGTCGTCGTCGTGTTTGACTGACCGCCGATATGGATGGAGCGATTGTTCGCAGCGGTGTTGCCGTACCCCGCGAACAATCCCGCGTACGCTCCGCTTGCAACCTGCGTAGCCGCACTGCGCGGACTTAGTTGGAGATCGACGGCGTACGATCCGCGCTTGTTGCCACCTGCGTTCGCGTTGTCAGCGATTGCGGCGACGATTGCACCTGTGCCTTTCGGGACAATCGCGGCATCAACGTTCGCGGCTGCGTTCGCTACCCGCATATACACCACAGGAATCGTCGCGTTCGGTGCGGCTGTCGATACACCTTCCGTCCAGTTGGTGAGACCGCCGCCCGCCGTTGGTGTTGCCCACTTCAGGCCATTCGGCTGCGCTGCATCGGCAGTGAGGACAGTTCCGTCCGCACCGACAGCGAGGCGCGTTTCCGCTGTACCGAATACACGCAGATCGCCTTTTGTGGTCAGTACGTCGATCGCGATGCGCGACTCTGTGCCTCCGCTCGTGCGCTGATACAGACGCTCGTCGGTCTTCGCGAACAGGGCGAGGAAGCCGCTGATCGGATTGCCGAGTGAGGCGATCTTCTGAAACAGCTTGCTCGATGTTAGGCGACCGCTCATCCGAACACCACTGCGCGAATTTCAGATGCGGCAGGAGCAGTAGCGAATGTGACTTCCAGTGTATTGACGGTGAGCGGTCTCCATGCAACGTCCCACGCCTCGTACGTACCTGATGCGTAGCGCGCTACAAACATCACGTCCATCGTGTTCAGGTTGTGCGTGAGTGTGAACGTTGTTGTTACGCCGTCGCCGATCGTTGTGGCGTACATACCGACAGCGGAGAGCGTTGTGCGCGCTGCGGCTGCCGAGGCTGCACCGAGCACAGCGAGACCCGTCGTCGTTGCGTCGAGAGCCGCAGGTGTGCCGCCACCGACCGAGCCGATCACCTTGTTCGCGGCAAGTGTCGCCATCTTTGCGAGCGTAATACCGCCATCCTTCACGATGACCTGATTCGATCCGTTGATCTGCGTTGTCGATCCGTCTGTTTGCACGTCGAGATTCGACACGTTGACCGCAAGACCAGCACCCGCACCGTAACCCGCCGCGCCGCCTGTCTGTGTCCACGTAACACTCGTAACGCCGAGCGTACCGCCTTTATCGACGGTACACGTCCACTGCTGATCCTTGAGCGTCGTTCCTTCACTGATGAACACCGAGGCACTGACAAGTTCGTCCCACGCGTCTGCGTCCGCACTGCGTGTCCATGCGCCTGAAGTGTTTACGTCATAGATACCGTTCTCGTACGCATTGTTCTGCGCCTTGACGAGAATCCGTTCACCTGTGACGTAGGTGATGCCTTCGTGCGTGATCGCGCCGCTCAATGCGACGTTCGATATTGTTGCGCCACGTACAGCGGTCTTGGGCGAACGTCCGTTAATCAACGACTTCACTACTCCGTACGTCGCAGCGTCCGTGTCTGCGCTCGGTGCGCCAAGGTTTGTGATCTTCTGACTGTTCAAGCTCAACGAACCTGTCGGGGCATTCAGTTGATCGAGCCGCGCGTCGGCACTCATGGCCTTGTTCGCCGAACCGATCGCGAGGTCGACATACAATCCGTTCGCATCTTCGCCAATCGTGCCTTGGGAGGACGTGAGTCCAGTGGACTTACGTCTCACGTCGTGCGTGATCGTGTTCGCACCGTCGTTGTACGTTGCTGTGATCGAATTCGTCGAGGTGACGATGCCGCCTACTGCGTCTTGCGCCATCTCGTTCGTGTACGTGCTGCCGAGAACAGCCCATTGCGTACCGTCCCACACCTTCGGTACGGCTGGCGACGCGCTCGTGTCCGTCCACACCTGACCAACGCCAGGACTTGACGGGGCGGACGGCGACGGATGCAGAAGAGCATTACGAAGCTCGTTCTTGTGGAAGTTCGTCGGTGATCCGACGTGTTTTTCTGTGACTGCCATGATCGTAGTCCGTTAGTTGCAGGTTGCTGTACCAGTCATCGGCGTGAGCAGTGACACGATCGCCGCGTTGATGCTCAAGTGCTGTACTGATACATCCCATTCGTACCCGTTGTTGTCCATCACCGTGATCGCTGGTTTCTTGCCGAGGTTGTGCGTGATCGACCACGTATCGGACGCGACGTTTTGAACGTGAACGTATGTCTCGTCCTGATGAACGAACGTCGAATTCGTGATGATGACGCGGGGCGATACGTCGACCGTGCGTCGCTCGACCGATTGGATCATGATGCGACCGTTGTCGATCACACTCACCTTACGCCGTATCATGGTCACGTTCATCATTTCAGCACCGATCCGACAATCGTGAGGCGGCCTGTGAGTTCGACCATGCGTACGAGCGTGTTCGACTCGACGGAATCAAGGCGGTACTCATACGTTCCCGCCGTGAGTGCGGTCGTATCAGCCATCGCAATGATCTTGTTGTTCGCAGAATCCTTCGTGATCGTGCCAGTGCGAACGAGCGTTCCTTTGCTGTCCATCACCGTGAGCGCATACGTGAAGTTGTCCACATCGAGCGGTGCTTCGGGTGTGGCCTCGAACATGAATGTCTCTCCGACGAAGATCGACGTGTGCAGAATGTTCTCGTTGACGGCTGCGTCGTTCATTTCAGTCCTAGTCCGATTAGTACACCAATACCAACACCACCGATCACCTTGAGTGCGTCCGACCAAAACGACGGCTCCTCCCGTACGGTTTGTACGGTTGTAGAGTCAACTCGATAGGTCGTATCGGCCTTGTGCTTGATCGTGATTTCGTGCGTGTTTTCAGGGAAGCGGTAGATACTGCCGACCGTATCGCCGTGACGCGTGATCGTGTCGACTTCCGACGAGAACGCTGGTACGACGAATCCGCTGTCCGTCGTTCGCGTTGTGTCGAAGTGATCGACTGCGCCTGTCATCGGCACGTCGCGGTAGACGATGCGGCCTTTCATGCGGATCGTGTCGGGAGGCGACTGACGCAAGAACGTATCCACACGAACCTTCGTCACCGTTTGCGGCACGTACACCACATCCGCGTCGCGCATGAGAAGCCATGCGATCACGAGCGCAGCGAGAGCAATGGTGATGTAGGTTTCGGGTTTCATTTCGTTTTACGCTTCATTCGGCGGATCACTCCGTAGGTTGCCATCGCCATGAGACAAAACACGCTGCCGAGAATGATGAGAGTTTCCATGATTGTACCACAAGGTTCCCGCCACTGCGCCAGCGGTGAACAGCGTAACGTACGCTATGATGAAGAATGGCGGGATCATGTGTACTTGACTCGCACGATATACCGAATGCGAAAATGTGCGTACGGCTCGATCGTGCGCCAACGACGGTAGAAACCGTCGCCGTTGCGTTGATCTCCCGCGCCGCTTGACGTGTTGCCTTCGTTCGTCCATCCGCTGCGACCGCGCCATGTTGTGTCCGCTGCTCCGACGTGACCGAGTGTGCCGCGTTCGTCACCATGCCACCATACGATCACATCGCCTTGCTGAATCTGATACAAGCCAGCGAGGACGGCACTTGCAGGGATCGCCCCGCGTGACTGTCCGAACCGACGAGCCGACGCGCCTCGGTATGGCGGTTCCTTGGCCTGTGCGCTGTCGAGCGCGAAGCTCATGACGGTTGCGCACCATGACGATCCGAGCGGCACACGATACCGACGATTGATCTTGTCGATGAACGGGTGACGGTTCGCTCCATGCTCACGCAGACCGATGAGCGATCGCAGGATGCGAACGTGCTTCGGTACGCTATTCGAGGCTAAGGATGTAGCAGATGCCGAGGAACAAACCAGCAGCCCAAATAGCAGCAGCGACATTGCCGTTTTTGATCTCATTGCCTGTGTCCAGTTTGCGGTGAAGAACAAATACGTCGATCAGGAAGAACATCGCTCCCGCCATTGCGACCTTCGCATACGAGAATGCGAACGCCGCCACAGCCGACCACTCATGGAGTGACTTATACACAACACCGAATGCAAGGATCGCCATGATGACGATGGCGATGGCTTCTTGCAGAACGTACGGAAGCCGCGACGGGAGAGCGGCGATCCATGCTATCGCGCGAGCGATGAATGATTTGTCGTCCATTACGGTTCCTCTGCGCGTTTGAATCCGTTGTGAATCTCAAGACGTAGCAAACGTTTGTCGTGTTCGTGGATGGTCTTCTCGAAGTCTCGTTGATCGCTGTGCATTTGCTGAATGTCGTTCTCTACTTTGGCGATCATTTTCTTGATTTCGTCCACATCTACCCGCAGGTCGACGATCTTGTCGAGCTTCGCGCTCACACTTGCAAGCCATACGCCAAGGAACACGGAGAAGAGCAGCACGACACCAGCGCTGATCTCCATGATGATTGTGAATGTTTGCTCGTTCATTGTTAGACCATTCCTCGTTTTACTGTTCCGCGAAATGAGAGACTATACCACATGATCGTGTTGACTTCTTGCGAGAACGCACGTCCCGCATAGGCGAGACGAACGGTGTTGTCGGCGAGCGGCGCACCAGTGAGCATTTGCGCTACACGGTTGCACAGTTCGTGAATGTTGGTGTTGTCGGCTACGCCTACTTGAATCTCGTACGAGATCGAGAGCGTGATCCAGTGACCGTTTGCGAGCTGCTGCACAGGTTGATCGCCAGCGTACACAACGACGATGCCGCCTTGTTGCAGGACGTTGAGCGCGTTGGCTGCGTCGCGCGTTCCCGACACGATCGACTGCGGAGCAAGGCCGAGAGCCGTGTCCGACTGAATGATCGAAATGATCTCGTCTTCGATCGCGTTGCTGTTAGGCCACTCGTTACTCATACAGAGCCAAGAAGTCTTCGGGGAACATTCGGTCGTCGCTTGTCTTGTTCGTCTTGATGATCGAGGCCGCAGGTGTTGTGCCTACGGTTGTCGTGTCGAGTGACAGTACGCCGCTCGCAATGTCCTTGAGCATCGCACGGACGCGCTTGGCATCCGTGTCGACATTCTGCGGGCGCGCCATCTTCGGGTTCGACGTGTAGAGCGTCTCGTGCGTCAGAATGATGACGGCACGTTCGACCATTGGCGGCACGGTCACAAGCGGAACGTTTGCGACCTTGGAAATGTAGCCGTTGATCTCGCTCTCGACTTCGGCGATCGCTGATGTGATACGCGCCTCGTTCAATGGAGCGCGGGGATCGTCCACATTCACGATCGTTCGCAGGTTGGACTCGCCTACCGCGTCGATCACCTGTTGCGCTGTGACGTATGCCATGAGTGTTCGTACCTGTCGGATAATAGAAAGGCGAGTGTGCAGTACATCGGCACACCCGCCTATTCTTGTGAGGAAGGCCGTGCAGCCGAGCCTTAGACCATCTTGGCTGCGATCAGATCACCGTTACCACCAGAGTGCAGCGCGTATCCTACGATCGTGCCTGTTGCTGCTTGGTCGATGAACTTCCCGCCCGTTGTCGTCTTCAGCGGCGTACCTGCCGTGACGTTGCCTGCAAGCAACACCATTGCCGTACGACCGACGTTGATCGGTGCATACTTGCCGTTGTCCGTTTCAGCGGCGCACACGCCAAGAATGGCGGTCGCGTCCGTTTCCAGCGCACCATCGTATCCGACCGCCACGCCTTCTGCAAGAGCAGCGGCAGCGAGGACAGTGATGATGCCCGTCGAAGAGATTGTCTTCATGACGTTGTGTCCTTGTTAGAGATGAATTTCGTTCTCATTCATCGTCGATCCGATCGGTGCTTCAGGAGCTACGTTCGTTTCGCCGACTTCTTCAGGTGCAATGGCTTCGCCTTGCCCCTGATTCATTGCTGCGTACTCCTCAACCGTCGTAAAGTGCTTTCGGTTGAGTTGTGCTGCGTGTGCTTCCGTCACGGTGATCTTCTCGCCTGCTTGAACAACCGCGCCACCAAAGGTGACGCGGCTGGTTGCTACGAATTCGATCATGGTGTCGGGTTGCGTTTGACTCACACTGTTTGGCTTCGCCACGTTATACTCCTCGTGAAGTGTGATTAAACGCAGTCGGACAAGAGATAACCTGCCACTGCACCGTGTACGAGCGGCGTTTCGATCGTCGTACCACGAACGTAGTTGACCTTGCCGCCGAGGTCGCCGAACTTGTCGATCACAAGACCCGATCCCTTCACCAGCGTGAAGCCGAACGACGGCGTGTAGAGCGACGAGCGCAGTTGCTTCGGTGCGTGATACTGCAAGATCACGTTGTCGCCCCACACATCGCTGAACACGTCGGCATCGGACGCCTTGATCGCGTCGGCGATGTAGAGGTTCTCGATGCCGAGCAACGTCTTTGCAATGTCGACCGTCACCACGCCTACGCCTGCGTATTGGATCAGACCAACAACAGACGGATGGACGCGGAACTTGTCCCATGCAGTCGGGCCAAACGTGATCGTGTTGGCACGGCGACCGCAAGTGAGACGCATGGCCTCGTTTGCAGCGGTGATGTCGGCGATCGGTGTGGCGTTGGACGCGCCCCACTTCGTGCTTGGCGATGCAGTGTTGCCACTGTATGTGCCAGCCGTTGTGAGCAGCGTTGCCGTGCGCACTTCGCGATCGAGCAACATGATCTCACGCACGGCGAACGATGCGCCCTGCTCAAGATCGAAGTTCGACTCTTGCTCTTCACGATAGTCGATCGGAACAGCGAAGTCGAATTCGTCCAGCGCGTAGCTGATCGTACTCGCGGGCGCGAGCTTCGCGATGTTCGATCCAGCGTGAATCGCGCGGTACGTTGCGAAGGACTTGAAGTGATCCTTCGTTGTCTTGGCGATCTTGCCAGCTTCCTTCGTCAATCCACCGACGATCGGCAGCACCTTGTCGGCGATGTACGATTCGGCAGGATTGGAGAAGCCTTGAACGATGCCAGTCAGAAGCGGATCAATGATCCGTTGCTTTTCAATACGTCCCACTTAGATCGCTCCTTCCTGAATGAGTTGTTGAACAGCATCAGCGAAGGAAATACCCTTCTCGTTCGCGCGCTTCGTGGCTTCGTTGTACTGAAGCATACGATCTTCATCGACTGCATCAGTCGCCGAGAGCTTGTTGGCTTGCGCGAAGTTTGCGGCGAGAGCGTCCGTTGCTCCCGCTGCTGTTGCTGCTGTGCCGTTTGTCGCAGTGCGACCAGCGGCAACGATCGGTGTGCGATTGGTGTAATGCTCCTTGGTCATCTCAAGCGGTGTCTTACCGCCTTCGCTGAACGCGGGCATATTGGCCTTAAGCACAAGGTCGGCGATCACGTAGTCCTTTTCGGACGGCGCGATCTTGTGTTCACCGACGAGTTGCTCGGCAAACGAAGCAGCTTGGGCGCGGATCGCTTCTTGCTCAAGGTTTTGCACCTTGGTAGCAAGAAGAGCATTCGCGGTCTTCTCTGCTTGGTTCGCGGCCTTTTCCGCAGCGAGTTCCTTGGTCAATGCGTCGATCTGCGACGCATAGTCCACGGCGTTCTCGTCGGGCTTATTCTTGTCTGCCACGATAGTCTCCGTGTATGATGGATTGCTTGGTTGAAGGTTCATGTTCGCCACAACTTCTTCGACTGCCGATTTGATCTGCGTGTAGGATGGAGACCAGTCAGGCATCTGCATCGAACGCAGGTTGCTGATGAGATTTGGCGGATACACCTTGTCGGCGATCTCTACGCCCTTGTCCTCGATCAGTCTGTCACGCATCGCACTGAACACGTCGGCTACGTCTTGGAATCCGCGCTCGATCGTGTAGTCGTAGTAGTCACCGAATTCGATGGCACTGTCATCGGCAGCGAACTTCACTTCGCCGAGACCAGCGACAGCGGGCTGCGCTGCACCGAGCCAGCCGACGTGACGCAGAAGACCGTTCGGATACAGAGAGATCGAACGCATCTTGTAGAGTCCGTCGTTCACGGCCTTTTTGAATTCTTCGGTGAACTGTTCCGTCGATGCCAAGAGCTTGTCGCCTTGCACGACCAGCTTGTCTACCCAACCGTATGCGGGTGCGTCGGTGGTAGGATGACCGACAACGTGCGGCGCGAGTCGCTTCGACTCTTCAGGTTGCTCGTTGTAAGTCTGTGCGATACGCGAAAGATCGTCAGCGGTGTACGTGTGCTTCGTACCATCCATTGCCGTGTGCGTACCAGTCTTGAATACAGGGATGAGCATTGTTGTGCGCGCTTGATTGTGACGCGACGAAATTCCGCTCGATGCTCTCGGTGTTTACTGCACGTATTGGGGAAAAGTATGTACCCCAAAGAACGCTGTTAATGATGCGCGTTCCGTTTGTTGTTTCGTGCCACGATTCAACCGTCATCACGACGATCACTAATTGGAGTAGCAGACATGGCAGTCAAGAAGGCCGCAAAGAAGGCCGCAAAGAAGCCCGCAAGCAAGAAGGCCGCGAAGAAGGCCACTGCGAAGAAGCTCGGCGTGAAGAGCGCACCGAGCGTGAAGGCAACTTCCCGCGCTACGGCGACGAAGAAGTCGACAGCGCGTGCGAAGTCGACCAAGTTTTACAATCCTGCCGATAAGGAGAAGATCAAGAAGCAGTACACGAAGGATCGCTCGTTCTTGAACTCCTTGACACTCGACCGTAAGACCGAGCAATACAAGACACCAAAGGGTCGTGTTGTAGGGCAAGGTGAAATGTCGCGTGTGCAAGCACGGATCAACAAGAACAAGGCCGCTGCACGGAAGCTCGGTATCAAGAGCGTCGGCACTGGTACGTCAGGATAATCCCCCTTTCGGTTCCCTCCTGTGTTTCAGAGAAAGGCGGTGAGTGATCGCCGCCTTTTTCTTTTCCTACCTAATTGTGACGCGAGAAGAGGCGCGTAGACAATGACCAGCTTACAGCATTCCCGACTCGTCCTGAAACGTCTTCGTGAGATCACTGATTCCGTCGCTATCGGATACAGTGGCGGTAAGGACTCGATCGTCATGCTCGACCTTATCAGCAAAGCAGGATTCGAGCGCATCGAATGTTTCTATCTCTACACGGTTCCGAATCTCTCGTTCATCGAGAGCAAGCTGCGGTGGGCAGAGCGTAAGTACGGCGTGAAGATTCGGCAGTATCCGCATCCTGATCTCGCCGACGCACTCCGCACAAGTGCGTACCGCTTGCCATCCAACATTGGTCGCAGCGTGAACGCCTATCGGTATTCGGATGTAGATCGTGCAGTGCGCTACGACACGGGAATCGACTGGCTCGCCTACGGCTGGAAGCGCATCGACTCACTCGAACGACGTGGCGTACTTGCCAACATCGAGCTTCATGCGTTGGAGCCTCGATCACCTCGCGTGTATCCGCTCGCCAACTGGTCACACAAAGAAGTGCTGGCCTACATCAAGCACAACAAGCTGATTAAGCCTGACCTGATGAATGGTCGCATGATGAGCGGTGTATCGTTCGTTGGTGACGATCTGCAATGGGTCAAGGAGAATCATCCCGACGACTTCGCGCGCATCAAACGATTCTTTCCTGCCGTCGAAGTGTCGATCATTCGTTTCAACGAAATCCAAGAGCGCAAGAAACAACAACGAGAGATTGCAAAACAACAACGAAAGGCAGCGAAGGAGAATGGCAACGAGCAAGCACGTGAAATTCGAGATGCGGACGGTGAGTCGCTCGCAGATCACTGAACACGTACAGAACCCGCGCTTCATCAGCGAAGAGAACCGCAAACGCCTGAAGGCGAATATCAAGAAGGTCGGCCTGATCGAGCCGATCATTTGGAATCAGCGTACAGGGAACCTTGTCGGCGGACACCAACGTCTCGCTGTCCTTGATTCACTTGAGCGCGGCACGGACTACGAGCTTCCTGTGAGTGTCGTTGATCTGTCGGAAGAGGAAGAGAAGATTCAAATGATCGCGCTGAATAATCCGAGCGCGCAGGGTGAATGGGACACGGATGTGTTGAACGAACTTCTCGCCGAAGTGAGTTGGAAGGACGCTGGATTCAGTGAGGAAGACTTGGCGATGCTCGACATTGAGATCATGCGCGACGAGGCCGAGGCCAACGAAGACCCTGAAATCATTGCAGCGCGTGACCAAATGATCGACTTGCAGAATAAGTCTCGTGCGATGAAGAACGGCACGTCTGTGGAAGCGGAAGAGGAAGACGAAGAGGAAGAGTCCGACGTGGAGTTGGACGAAGCGTCCTCCTCCCCAGACTGGCGCGCCATGCGAAACGAACACAAGGCCAAGGCGCGTGACGAGAACTCGCCTGCCACGATCCTGACCGTGTACTTCACGGACGAAGATTCCTTCGAGGATTTCTGTTTGCGCTACGGCGTATCGCCTCTTGAGCCGTACGTGCGCGGCGACATTTTCGAGTCGCTGATCCGCAAGAATGTAGGGAAGGTGTGACGCTGTGCTGCAACTCCTGACCTACATCGCGGCCTCGCTTGCCATCCTACTCATCTACGTCAAGGCCAACGAATTCGTGATCGGTACACTCATCGCGCTGTTCATCGTGTTCGCGATCCTTGACCTGCTCGCAGAGGGTACAGACCATGACAGACGGTGATGCCATGCTCATCGGTCTTGCGATCGGTGCGCTCTTCATGTGGATCGTCACGCGTGACGAGCAGCGCAAATGATGTGGATCGAATCATTCAGGCCGAAGCGCGTGTTTGTGGCGATCGTCGAAGACGGTCGCTACACGGTGCGATGTGACGACTCCCCTGTCTACGTCACGTTTTGGGATCGCGCGACCGATACCGTCATCATGATGGCGCGTGTCAAGGATGCGGCTGAAGGTATCCGCGTATGCGAAACGCACCACAAACAAAAAACGTCCGCAGTAGCATGAGGGGCTTCTACTGCGGACGCTGCACCACACCGTTCACTTCACTCGGCGGATTCTTTCTTGCGCGCCGTTGCTCGGATTTGCTTCTCTCCCTTGACGGTGAGAACTCTGCCGAGACGGATCACGAACACTTGCTCTTGACGATCGAACACGGCCTCGACGAATTCGACGGAGACCGTTGGTGCGTTCTTGGCGTAGCCGTTACGAAACAGCACGGTTTTGTACCGCTTCTCATGCAAACGCTCGATGTAGTGGTCGGACGGAGCGCGGTACTCTTCCCGCTTCTCTCCGTCAATGATGCGCTCCAACCATTCGGCCTTGATCGGCAGAACGAGTACGCCGTTTCCGCCTTCGCCACCGTACGGGGCATCGTTGTCTTCTACGCAAGGCACAAATCGCTTCGCTTTTGCCATACGTCTGATCCTCTTCTGTGTATGAATCTAAACCGTTACGCTTAACTTACTAAGCGTTTTTGTTTCCGTCAACACGTTTTACAGCTTAAATGTCGAAACAACGAGCCGCTCGGAAAAAGTCTGATGTACTGCCTGCCGAACGTGAGCGGGTTGAGGTCGTGATCGCTCAATGCCTCGTGCGCGGCTACCGCATCGACGAGATCGTGGACACGCTGAACGCGGACGCAACACTAGGCCGCGACTTCACACGGACGCGCGTCATGAAGGCCGTCGACATACTGCGCTCTCGGTGGGTACAGGAAACGTATCTCGACATGGACATTCACTTCGTGCGCACCATGAAGACGCTCGATCACATCGAAGCCGAGTTGTGGAAGACGTGGGAACGCTCGCAGAAGGAACGCAAGACCAAACAGGTCACAGAGGAACAAACGACGATCAACCACAAAGGCGGCGAGAATGAGACGCTGCCTGCTACCATCCGCCGCAAGGTAGTGAACGCCGAAGAGCGTATCGGGGACGTGTCGATCATGGATCGCATTCTCGAAGTGACGAAAATCCGTATGCGCCTACTCGGTCTCGAAGCACCGATCAAGGTCGCCAATCCTGACGGTTCGCGCATCGGTAACACCACCAACGTACAGTTGAACATCGGTGTAGCGGGAACGCTGCTCGGTGATCCTCTCTTGCTCGATCAGGCCACCATGCTCTCGCATCGCTTGAGCGAAGCTCTCCGCGTCGTGCCTGTCGTGGAACCAGTGACCGTAGCGGTCGAACACGTCGCTGATGTTGTAGCCGAGGGACGCATCACGAACGAGGAGCTACCTGATGCCGTCTGATACGCCGATCATGACGCTCGATACGGCACGGCTCACACCGACCTTGTTCGCGCAGCATTGCACTCGCGGGAAGTACAAGGTTCCGAAGCATATCCAGTTCACCGAACGCCTCGTCATGGAGTGCGTATCACGTCGGATCAAACGGCTCATGGTGTTCATGCCGCCACGTCACGGCAAGAGCGAACTCATCTCCAAGTGGCTGCCTGCGTGGTTGCTCGGTACGTTTCCTGACCAACGTGTGATCCTGTCCTCGTACGCCGCCTCGTTCGCAGCGGAGTGGGGCGGGAAGGTGCGCGACATTCTCAATGAACACGGTGAGGAGGTGTTCGGCATCAAGCTGCGGTCACAGCGATCGAACTTCCTCACGATCGAAGGCCATGAAGGTTCGATGCAAACAGCGGGTGTCGGTGGCCCGATCACTGGTAAAGGCGCGGACATTTTCATCATTGACGATCCTGTCAAGAATGCCGAAGAAGCTCTCTCGGTCACGTACCGCGAAAAAGCGTGGAACTGGTGGCAGTCGGTCGCTGATACACGTCTAGAACCAAACGCTATCGTGATCGTGCTGCTCACACGTTGGCACGAAGGAGACCTAGCTGGTCGCATCCTTGCTGAACAAGAGGAAGCGATCAAGGACGGTGTGGACGTGGAACCTTGGACAGTCCTTCGCCTACCCGCACTTGCAGAGAGTGACGATCCGCTCGGACGTGAGGAAGGCGGTGCGCTATGGCCTGAACGTTGGCCTCGTGAAGCACTGCTCAAGAAGCGCAAGAGCGGGGTGAACTACTGGTTCAACGCCATGTACCAGCAACGGCCTGTTTCCAACGATACCGAGATCATTAAATCCGCATCATGGAGACGTGTCGCACGGAGCGAGTTGCCTGTGATGAAGTACGTCTACCAGTCTTGGGATACGGCGTTCAAAACGAACCAGCGCAACGACTACTCGGCCTGCACGACGTGGGGAATCGGTGTCGACAACAACTTCTACCTGTTACACGCATGGCGCGATCGGCTTGAATATCCTGACTTGCAGCGGAAGTGCATCGAACTGATGCACAGATGGAAGGCACAACGTGTGGTAATAGAAGACAAAGCGTCGGGGCAATCTTTGATCCAATCGCTCCGAAAGCTCGGTATCTCACTCGGCATCATGAAGGCCGATGCCGATAAGATTCTGCGAACACATGAGCAGACCGATCTCTTCGACGAAGGGCGCGTGTTCATTGTCGAAGGCGAACCTTGGTCTGTTGACGTGCTCGAAGAAACATCGCTGTTTCCGTATGCACCACACGACGATCTGCACGACACAGTGGTTCACGGACTCAAGTTCGGTAGGCACATCACGTCGACTGGTACTGGCCTGCCAACGAGACAGAAGGAGACAACCAGTACCCGTCGCAGAGGAAAACTTGCATCTCAATACTCGTAGGAATTGAACATGGAAAAGAAGATGACCGAACGCATCGCGACACGATCCAGCGTGATCGACTATCGCTCGTTCCTGACATGGCTGCCGAATCCCGACCCTGTACTCAAGAAATTCGGTCGCGACATTTCGATGTATCGCGAACTGCTTAACGATCCGCACGTTCGTGCGTGTGTGCAGTCATTCAAGGACGGTATTCGCCGCCTTGAGTGGGACGTGAACCGTGATACAGACATGGACGCGAACGCACAGACGGCGAAAGCGATCCTTGCCAAGATGTTCGCCGTTCGCAACAACGGAGGATGGCAGCGCATCGTTGGCGGTATCCTTGACGCTCGCTTGTATGGCTATCAGCCGCTCGAAGTGATCTGGAAGGTCGGCACGTTCGACGGTGTGCAGGCTCTTGCGCCTGATATGATCGACGCTCTCCCGCCTGAATGGTTCTCGTTCAATGCCGACACCAACGAGATCATGTTGCGTACGAAAGAGAGCCTGAACGGTGAAGACGTACCACCGTACAAATTCCTCGTCGCCACCAACGATGCCTCGTACGATAATCCGTACGGGCGCGGCGTGCTGTCGTCGATCTTCTGGCCTGTCACGTTCAAGCGCGGTATGATGAAGCTCGCCGTCACGTATGCGGAGTCCTACGGTATGGCATGGCTTCACGCCAAACATGATCTGAACGATCAAGCGGATATTGACAAGCTCGAAAGCGCACTCGAAAACCTGTCGCAGAACGGCATCCTCGTCACTGGTCAGGGTATCGACGTGAACAACATCTACGTGCCGTCGACTGGTGTGATCGTCTATCAGAACATCATTCAACTTTGCAAATCGGAAATCGCCGAAGCAGTGCTGTCACACGAAGGAAGCATTGCCTCGACTCCTGGCAGGTTGGGCGGTGACGTGTCCGCTCTTGCCGTCCGTGCCGACGTGATCGACGCAGGACGGAAGTTGATCGAACAAGCAATGAACACACTGCTCGTATGGATTCACGAAGTGAACCAATGGGCGGGAGAGCCGCCAACGTTCGGCCTCTACGAGCCTGAAGATGTAGACCTCAACACAGCGCAGCGCGATCAGGTGTTGGCATCGTTCGGCGTGAAGTTCTCGAAGACGTACGTTGCCAAGACGTACGACCTTGAGGAATCCGACTTCGAGATCACCGAGCCACAGCCAGTGCAGCAACCGCAAGATGGTCAGGGTGGCGAGCCGTCGCAGTTCGCCGAGCGCACAGGTCTGCCGATCGAGACCGTCGATCAACTCACGCTCGATGAAGCCGTGCGCGCCATTGCAGAGAGCGAGCAAGCAGCCGAGATCAGTAACGCGCTCGTCGACGCAGTGGTGAGCTACATGGAGGGAGCGGACTCCTATGAAGCCGCGCTCGATGGCCTCAAGAACCTGTATGCAGAGATGGACACCGACGCACTTGAGAATATGCTGGTGCGCGCGATCTCGACAGCTTCGATGTTGGGGCAATCGTACGTCAAACACACATCGAAGGCATAAGATGAGTACGATCCAATTCCGAGAGAAACCGCGCAGGCTTCCGAACATCATCATGGAAGCATGGAATCTGAAGCCTGAAGACGCGATCAAATACCTGAAGCACAAGGGTATCGTGCTGTATGACTCCGCAGAGCAATACAGCAAGATCGACCACCGACAAGCGTTCACCGTCGCGAAGATCACAAAGGCATCGCTTCTGAAGGACGTGAAGGGTATGCTTGAGAAATCGCTGGACGAAGGACTCTCGTTCAACGATTTCAAGAAGTCTTTGCAGGACGATCCGCGTATGCGGAAATGGCGCATGGACGCAGCACTCGACACCGAGTCGAAGTATAATCAGCGCATGGCCTTGATCTTCCGCAACAATATGCAATCGGCATTGCAGCGGGGACGATACGAAGCCATGATGAGCATGACCGACATTCGGCCTTGGTTTCAGTACATCGCCATTCTCGACAATCGCACCACGCCGTTCTGTCGACGTATGCACGGCACGGTCGCACGGTTCGACGATCCGATTTGGAAGGGCGCGCATCCGCCTGTACATCATGCCTGCCGTTCGCGTGTCGACAATCTCCGAGATGAAGACGTAGAGCGGCTCGGCCTGAAGATCGAGACCTACGACGACATTGCCGCACGTATGACAAGTGAGGGAGTGTGTTCGATCGGTGCTAATTTCAGCGAGTACATCCTAGGAACCTGCCACCATGAGCATGATTAAGAACGTCGATCCGAACGA